CCTTTTTCCCCCCCCCCCCCCCCCCCCCCCCCCAAAAAAAAAGCCCCCCCCCCCCCCCCCCTACCCCCTCATAGTCCAGACCTTATCCCGTCAATACCTATGGGCTTAGTGGGTGATAGCGCCACGGGCCGGAGCGCCGACATATGCGCCTAGACCAAACTCGCCTAATCCCCACAAGGTCACTAGGTAAACGGGACACGCTACAAGCTCGCATCCCTAGCCCCTCTGATCACAGGTCCGTTATCGTGTCGCATCGGGTTGACAGGATCGCGTCTATCTGTAGTGTGAATAGCAGAGCGCAATTCCGCGCTGGAGACTTATCGCCATGTTCACTACCACAATCCACGAAGGGCATATCTACGGGGAGAGCTGCGAAGGGCTCCGTGCTTACGCTGTTGAGCCGATGCACAAGTTCATGTCGGACGCCACGGCCCACAAGGCCTGCTTTGATAAGACCCTTTCGGTTCTAGGGTTAGGTGGCCGGGCTTTCCGGGGTGAAGCGATCAGCGACAATCAGATTTTGTGGGTTGAGGTCGAATAGACCTCACCTACTACCACACAACACACGCCTGATAGCACAGGGCCAAAACCTGGCCCTGTGCTTAGTCATGCCAGGTTTGCTCTAGCTCGATTGCCAGCACCTTGGGGGCGTCTACCCCTTGGGGCTATGGACCATTGTATTAGCGCATAGCAGAACGCCCGCGCGGGTTAGGCGCGGGCGTTCGTGTGTGTTGTGGGTTGTGTGTCGGCGGTTATTCGTAACGCGGACTAATGAACATCACAGTGCATGAGCCATAAGGATAGAACGCGACAGTATCGCCAATGTCCGTGCGCTTGCCGCGAACGCCTGTCATGCCGACGGCGGCTTTAGCTTTCCGCATAAGCTCGCGCTCGAATGCCTTGTTGGCCTTGGTATATCCGCGAGCGCCGTCATAGCCGTAGTGGGTAAGCTCGGGCATGGTGACAGACTGGCGATTGACCCAAGAGTAATTAGCCTCTCCACCGAACGTGTCAGTCAATTCCACCGAATAAGCGTTCATAAGGTCATTCCCTAGCGCCTGATTGCGCTAGGCCACACACTATACACACACGCGCACGCGTCAAGGGCTTATTTACTCTTAGACTTGCCCTTCGCCACGGCGGCTTGCAGACCGTCCAGCAGCGCGCTCTTGACCGTCACGCTAGCGTCGCCGTCGCCTTCCGCGTTCGCGTGGCGAACCTGCACGTTATCGCCGTAGCGCTTGGGGTCCCATTTTGCGAGGAGCTGCATGCGGGTGTGAATGCGGAGCTTGTCGCGTTGGGCAGGAACGTCGCCTTCGACCTTGACCGGGTTGCGGCCTTCCGCGATGGCGAGGGTGTCCTCGGCGATGGCATCAAAACCCGCGGCGCGCGCACGCGTGATGGCTTGCGCTAGGTCTTTGTCTTCTTCAGTCCAACGCCAAACGGTCGCAGGATCAGGCATTCCGCTATCCCGGCAAATCTGCGTCATCGGCTCACCAGTAGCCAAGCGCTTGCAAATGGCGGCTACAGTCGCAACGCGGTCATGTTTGGCGGCTTCGTTCATAGGATAACCCTTGCCTTCAATGCCCCCAAAATAACCGCTAGGAGCGCCAAGGGCAAGGGTCAGGCGTTCTAGGCTAGTGACCTAGCGCCAGATGGGTCAAACCAGGTCCCATCCCTCTGGCAAGGCCTCTGCCGTGGTCCCCAGTTGTTTAGCAATCTCGCGCCGTCGAATGGCCTCCCCAACAACCTCCGCCATAAACGCCGGGTTCATTTCCGTGGCGACCTTCACGACAAGAGCATGGGACACTAGCGGGGTCGGAACCGTGCGAATGCGTCTTTCAGTGTTTAGCCCATATTTAATCCGTGCGAGCCTGACCGCCTCGGCGGCCTCCTCGACCGTAAGAAAATATCCGAGATAGATCGGCTTCCCATTTACCGACACTTTCCCGCCCCATCGCTTTACCCCCCACTTGAGTTTGTAAACTCCGCGAACGCCTGAAGCGCCCTGACCGTCCTTGATCGACATTAGAAACTCCTTTCGACAATTTCAGAACCTTGCACCGTTTTCTAATCAAAGTCAACGTTTTGACCTTCAGCACCGTTAACCACATCAAAAAGTGCGCACCTCCGTTGTGCATCTTCGGGTTTACTGACATAACCCCGAAGTTGCACAACTATACGGATTAGGTCGTTGCGCACCTATAGATGCAAAAGTTGAAAAGTTGAGCACCATTAGGAAAAATAAAATGTTACATTTCCCATTGACACAACGAAACCGTTCGGACATAGTCAACGCATCGGAACAGACCGATTCGGACAGCAAAAGGACTCGAAACAATGACCGCCAACATCTATGACGCCCACGACAAATCCTTCGCCAATGTCTCGGCATGGGTGATCCTGGACGCCCAAGGCACAAAGGTCGCTACCGTCGCTGTTAAGTATGGCGCTCGGGTCACGGCCTTCACGCACTATATCGGCGTCACCATGACGCGCGGAGGCGCGGGAGGTGGCGGCTATGACCGCACCAGCGCAGCGATTCAGGACGCGTTCGCAAAGGCAACGTCCTTTGGGCCAGATGATTACGACACGCCAGAATCGATCGCACGTCGGGCTTCTATGCAATCGGCCCTTGACGCCTTCCGCCAAGCTCTCAACTCACACAACGGCTACCACTGGTATCAGAACCTTGAGCGCGCCGGGTATCGCGTCCTGCAAGCCGTCTGAATTCGCCCCATTGACACAAAGCACAGACCGTCTAAACCTCAATCCCACTGGCACACACGCCAATCACCTAAAAGGACAAACCACAATGACTTTCCATGCCAACCTTTCCGCCGAAGCCTTCGCGCGCGCTGCTACTTGCGTCTCAGATGACAAATTCCGTCACTATATCAGCGGCGTCCAGATTGAGCCGTGCAAGTCCGGTCCCGGCGCTCTCATGATCGCAACGGACGGCTCTGCAATGGTCGTCATTCATGACCCGCTTGGCTTTGTGGAACCCGACACGTCTGCCATTATCGCCCTGCCCGCCTCGCTTATGAAGCTTTGCAAGGGCGCTGAGCGCCTTGAGATCAATGGCGATCAGGCCACGGTTGGCGGCATCACCGCCTATGGGGTCGTAGTTGACGCGACCTACCCTGACTGGCGCAGGGTCATGCCTCAAACTGGATCGAAGGGGGCCGCTGAGGGCGTGTCGTTCGATCCTGTCGTCTATGCGCGACTGGCGAAGGCGCTTGGCTATTCGCCCACAAAGTCGAAAATCAATCCCGTATCGCTATTCGGCGAAAGCGCGAACGATCCTCACTGGATGCTAGGCTCCGATCTAAGCGCCGTTGGCGTCATCATGCCTGTGCGTAACGGTCGCACGCTCGAAGTAATCCCGGCGTTTATCGCCTAATTGACTGAGAGTCATCAGGGATTTTCCGAATGCTGAAGTCCGTATGCGTTGATGGTAAACGTGTGAAACTCTCACCCAAACTGCCCCAAAGTGACTTGGCCTGGTTGGTCGTCCGAATGGGGATAGGCACGGCAGACTCAGAAATAGAAACGAAAATATTGGATCGGACGTCTCATTGGCCGAAATACTTACAAAAACAGGCTGTGACGTTTTCAAAATATACCCTGACGAAAGAGCGCGATCTTGTTCGGCGCTTTCAATTCTAACCCATTGAGGAGACCTAGAGGATGTTGACCTTCAATTATGTAACAGTCGTCAAAATCCTAAAAATAACCGTCACCTGGGTAATCCTGCTAGGTGGCCTGTTCGGACTTACCATCATCGCTGACCGCCTTATTGGCGACCCCTCTGTCGTTCAACCGCTCATGTTCCTTGTGGGCATGAGCGTCGGGTCCTTTGGTTGGGTCGCATCTTTCGCAATTTGGACTGACCTTTACACCCATTGACACAAAGCACAGACCATCTAACCTCACACCCACTGGCACACACGCCAATTACCTAAAAGGACAAACCACAATGCCCGCACCCACCCCACACAACGGCTATCGCTCATGGAACGCTTGGAACGTATCGCTCTGGGTCAATAATGACGAGAGCCTTTACCGCATGGCGCATGACCTGGCCGTCAAGCACGGCATAGGCAAAGCGGCATGTATCATGGCCCGCACGCTATCAGGTGAGCGCACACCGGACGGCGCTCAATACAACCGCGTTTCGATCCTGTCAGCCCTTGAGGGGATTGTGTGATGATCCAGATTCCAGAGCTTGAACCGTCCTGTAACTCTTGGGTAGTTGTCCGCAAAGCGACTGGCGAACCTGTATTCGAGACACGGGGACGTGCCACCCTCGAAAGGCTCAACCCTGACAAGGCGGAGGTCTATACGGCGCTCCAATGGCTCCAGAAGTTTAACGCAAGCGTGAAGGCTTAGACCCATGTCGCAACAACCCGACTACTCGCACCGCCCAGCTATGGACGCATACATCAATGAGCGCGTCTTCATAGCCCTTCGATATTACTGGCAAGCCGTCAACAGCGACAAGCCATCGACCTATGAGCAACTTGCCAAAGCCGACCAGGTGGCACGAGCAGAGGCTATCAGGGCACAAGCCGACTTCTTCAAGCTCGGACTCAACGCCCCTGAGCCCTTGGACGGCAACGGCTTGGATATCGATCATGAGGATTACGGACGATGACTCAGAAACAATTCGACGCGCTTGTTGACCTCATGGCGGCGTTCATCGCCGATAATGAGGCTGACCGCAACGGCACTCACACAACCTCTGACACCATCGATCTTTTCCGCGCACTTGACGACGCCCGCACCCTTCTAGTCACTGAGGACTAACCCCAATGGACATAACCCCAGACCAAACCCCCGACGCTATAGAGCCCAACACCCCACCTCTACCGATCCGACGCTATGACGCGCTCCGCATGTTCTCGGACGCCGTGCTTGAAGCTATGGATGAGATGGCCGACGAGGTGTTCAACTCAGGTCAACCATACTTCATCGGCGGTTGGGAGGACTCAGACTTGGAGTATCTAATCCCCACGCTCGAAGCGCATTTCAACCGGCTATGGGCACGCCATCACCCCTTGGAGGCTCAAAGCGATGATTGACATTCGACCCCTAATGGCAGGTTGGGACCTGCGCGGGGTATCCTTTCACCTGGAATGCTTGAATGAAGCCGATTTGCGAGGTGCGAACCTGTGCGGATGCGACCTCAGAGAAGCGCGCATGCAGTTCACAAACCTGACTGACGCCAGTTTGAGGAAAGCCGTCATCTGTAATGCTGACTTGGCCGACGCATTCTTAATTCGTGCAGACCTTTATCGAGCGGACTTGCGACACGCCAACTTGGGCGCCGCTCGCTTGCAACAAGCCAACTTGAACGGTGCTGATCTTCGCAAAGCGAACCTATCATACGCTAATTTCAGAGACGCCAGTCTGCGCGGTGCCGATCTTCGCGGAGCGAACCTGCGCGGGGTAGATTTTACTGGGACCGACTTAACCGGAGTTCTTATGGGTAGGGTTGAGGAGGCTCAAAGCGATGAAGATTAGCACAATGGCGCGTATCGCCTTGGTGATCCTGGCGCTTGGGATCCTAGCCCTAATCGCAATCAGCGGGGGATTGAATGTCCTTCTAGGCATTCTGGCAGGCATTTTCATATGGCTTGGGTTGGGCGGATTGATCGTCGCGGCGTGCGAGGGCTTCGACCAATGACCCAACACCCATACCCCGAACACGGCGAGACCCTGGTCCAATACCTCTTGCGGACCCGCACCATCCCCGAGCTACTGGAGATCGTAACGCAGGGTCCCAGAGCCTCAGAGATGGGGCCTTGGGGGTGCGGGCCTGATACCTACCAGCACTGCGCCAACATGGCCCTGGCGAGCGCCTATGCGGCCTTAACTGAGGATATGAGCGTATGAGTGCCAACCCACCGCCTAAAATGTTCGAGCGCAGCAACAAACTCCCATCGGCTAAGGAGTCCAAGACCCAGATCGCTTTGACCCTACTGGCAACCGGCCTGACCATCTATGAGGTAGCAACCCGCACAGGGCTATCCAGGCGCTATGTCGAGGGCATCAAGCGGACCATTGACCGGAACGTCTCTGAGGCCAGCTTCAAGGGCGAGTATGCTCTGAGGACCCAGCGACACGCTGACGCGCTCATAGCTCAAGGCGGCTTTGAGTCGCTCAGTGAGCGGTGCGTAGGCTACGACATGACTGGCAACCGCCGCATGGTGGCCTGCCTTCCAGTTATCAGCTACAAGCCCTATTGACTACTCACCCATTTGGGTGCATCCTATCACCGTTGCGGCCACCGAGCCGTGTCAAGAGGTTGAAATGACTTGGCTAATTCTAGCCGTTATACTCTTTATCGTGGATCAACTGACCAATGCTTAATCTGAACAAGCCTAAAAACCCCATCAAGGAAATCCAACAAATGCTGACCATGAACCATCATGTCGATACCCGTATCATCACTGTGACGCCTGAAATGGCACAGACCATTCTTGACCGCCACGCTCCCAATCGTCCCGTGAGCCGTCACGCGGTTGGCAAGTATGCCAGCGACATGACCTCTGGGCGGTGGGTCTATAACGGCCAGAACCTTATCTTCGACGCAGACGGCTACTTGATCGACGGGCAACACCGCCTTCAGGCCGTGATCCAGTCCGGCGCTTCGGTTCGGATGGGTGTGACGACGGGCATCCCCCGCAATACCTTTGACACCATCGACACGGGGCGCGTGCGGTCTAACTCTGACCTGATGGGGATGCTTGGCTCCAAGGACAACCGCATGGCGGCTCTGATCGTCAAGGGCGGTTATCTGCTGGACAGCAAGACCTCACTGACCACCATCGTCGGTCGTCACGAGATCGTGAGCTACTACGAGACCTGGCAACCCCAGATCGACCGCGTCGCTGAGTATGCTCAGAAGCACTTCAAGCGCGGCCTGATCCCTGCAAGCTCTTTGGCTATCGTCATGTTCATGGCGACCCGCCACGGGGCCTATTCGTTCGAGCCGTTTGTCGAAGGCGTCCTTAGCGGTGAGAGCCTTGTTGCTGGCGACCCGCGTCATAGTCTGCGTGAATGGGCGATCAACTCCAAGATTCGCAACGGTCGCATCAATCCGACTTCGGCGCTTTGGGCTGTGATCCGTGCCTGGCAGGTCTGGGTCGCCAACGAGACGATCTCTGTCCTCCGCACGCCCCATAACTCCATCGGTTGGGTCAATAACTTCATCCCCGGCCAAGAGGTCGGGTGATGGATAACAAGGACCAGGTGCTAGCCCACCTCCTACGGAACGTAATCAAGCCACTCTATGACGAGCCCGAAGCACACAGCTACAACGACGTGATGGACGCGTTCAGTCGCATCCTGAAGATCGCGGAACTCACAGAGAAGAAGGAAACTGAGCAGTGACCGACCATAGCAAAATGACCAAGGCCGAACTGATCGAGGCTCTGACTCTGGCCTATTCGGACATCTCGGCGCTTGAGGACATCAACGCTGACTTCATGAACGCACCGCGCCAGATGCGTTCAGACTATCCTTCCGGCTGGTGGCTCGGTGCCGCCCTGTTCGCTGCGATCCTGATTCCGTGGGTGTTCTTTGCGATGTGGATTGTCGGCTAAGAGATGCCTTACGTTGGATTTAAACAAACAGAATCTACCCGCGCAAATATGCGGGCGGCTAGACTGAAGAACATCGCTCCGATTAAAGATCGGATTTACAGGTCTATTGAGTTTGATCTCAATGGTGGGTGCTGGCTTTGGTCAGGGGCCACCAACTCCGATATCGGATATGGACAGATTTCATTTAACAGGAAGGTCGCCCGCGTTCACAGGCTGAGTTGGGAAATTCACTACGGACCAATTCCCGAAGGACTACACGTCTGTCATCGCTGTGACGTTCCTGTCTGTGTAAATCCCGACCACCTGTTTTTAGGAACGCATACCGACAACATGCGCGATAAAGTTAGGAAGGGGCGCGATTGGTGCAAACAGGGTGAAAAATGTCCCACCAGCAAATTGAAGGATTCTGACATCCCAGTCATCCTAGAAAGGATCAGGCGTGGGCATACTGACAGTCAAATCCGAGAAGATTACGGCGTGACCAGTTATGCGATTTATGCCGTAAGGAACGGAAGGACATGGAATCACATAACTGGATTTATCAAGCAAACTTAACAGGAGCGGCACCCCATGATCTGGCCCGCAGTCGTCGAGAAGCCCCCTGCCCAATACACCCCTGCCCCATCCGAGATGGACCGCAGGGTAGAGCAGTGGGTTAGTCCCTCAGAGGTCAGCCGCATCTGCACGCTATGGATCGGACCACCTGCAAGGGGTCAGATGTATAGCGGCTGTTACGTCCCAGGTATGGACGTCATTTACATGCGTAACGACTGGCCTCCCAATGCCACAGAGGCTCTCAGGATACACGAACATGCCCACAGGGCGAGAGGATGGAGACATAACTATGAAAGATGGTGAGAAAGTGGACATCAGCAAAATCCGCCCCGGCGACCGCGTGACGCTGGAGGTATGGTCAACCGACGACCGTGCCGGGCTCATTTTCGTCAGCGATAATGACGGAAGCGCCTGTTTCCGCATCACCGACATCGCCACCCACCACCCCGCTCCCCGCGAGTTTCAGGTGGGGGATAGGGTGCGTCATGCGGTTGAGGAGACTGCGCTTCTGGGCACTGTTCGGGGCGTGGACGGGGCGAGGCTTTGGGTCCGATGGGACAACAGTCCCATTAACTGGAACGCTGACGCAGACGACCTCACCCTCGTGGAGGGCGGGGAATGAGCGGGGCTGTGGAACCCAAAGGCACCATCGAACTCGTGGTGGTTAAGCACGGTAAAAACCCGGCGCACTGTGTCTATCTGAACAGTTACCGCATCGCCGGTCAGAAACCGTGGGGAGGTGGCGATACCACGGCATCGTGGGATGTCAGTTTGGACACGTTGAGAGTCGCTATTCCCGAACTCCGCACCACCCGCGCCCCTGACCCAGCAGTCGCCGTGCTGGAAGCCGAGGTGATGAGGTTGCGGGCTCAATATGAAGACGAACATCAGGCGCGACTGTCTCTGCAAAACTTTGCCGCTGACGAACGCGATGTCTCAATTGCCCTGCTGATGCTGCTCTCTGAGGTCCGCATTTACGTCACCGACGCCTTGGAAGCCTATGAGCACACTGACGGCCGCGATCTGCTCAACAGGATCAACATCGCCCTGAACCCAGCCCCCAGCGAGAAGGAGGCGGGGTGATGGGCAATACGCGCCGAACCTACTCAGCGAAGACGCCCCTGCCGCTAGGATACGCCGTCGAATGGTGGGAAAGTGACGAGAATTATCATTGGGTCAGGGTATCTGATCCCGAAGACACCTACAGCGACGGCCATGTTAACCACTGGGCTTGTTGGCGCGGAGCGTGGGCGCACTTCAACACATACAAGGCCCCCACCCATGACTGACCTCAAGCCCGGCTCCCGGTGGCTGCTGCCGGTGACATTCGATTGCGATGGCGAGTATTTGGGCCCTTTGTTCAAAACTGGCCTCTACTGCATCGATGTAACGAACGCAGAACTGTCGTCCCTCATCCCCGCCGACCGGATCACGGAACTGGAGGCCGAGGTGAAAGAACAACGTGAATCCGTGGCCAGATGGATGTTTTTCAACAGCTACGCCACAGGTCATGGGGACACCATTGACGATCTGCTGATGGAATTAGAGGATCAGCATTTTGATCGGCTCACGAAATTGAATGACGAAAACGAACGTCTAAAGAGCGAATTGGAGAAACTGAAATGAGCGACTACCTACCCGGCCTGTTTGGCCTCACCCTCATCGCATCCTGGCTCACCGGCGTCATCCATAGCGCCGTCACGTCCAACGTCGTGATGCTTATTCTCGATCTCGTCATTCCACCTGTCGCCGTGATCCACGGTGTGGGCGTCTGGTTCGGAGTTTGGTGATGGAAGCCCCTAAATGGAAGCATATCGACACCGCGCCCAAGGACGGGAATTTAATACTGGCTGCTAATTTGACTCAAGTTCGCGTCGTCAGGTTCAACCGAGATCGGCCAACTGCGCCGTGGGATGAAAACGGACATCAAGGTCCACCCTTCGATCCGAAATACTGGATGGAGATACCGCACCTGAGCAATTCCGATTGGAATAGATACAATGTGCATGCTTGGCCCAAGCCATGAACCAACGCCGCATTGAACTTCTCCAAGAGGCCGTAGCCATGATCCTCGCCAGCGACGACCTTGGCGCGGCAGCGGACATAGCGGCTAAGGCGAATGCCGAACTGCGGTCGATCACTGATCCGATTGACCAGGATGACACAGGTGCAGTAGGGTCAGGCGTAACGGAGTCAGCTTAAATGACAGCAATCGAAACAGTCGTGGCGCAAGCCGGGTCGATCTCAGCCCTTGCTCGCAAGCTTGGCGTCGCTCATCAGGTTGCCAACCGATGGGTCAAGCGCGGCTATGTGCCAGCCCGCAGAGCCCTTGAGCTTGAAGTGATCTACGGCGTTCCGGCATCGGCGCTTGCCAAGCCGTCGCTCATGCTCATTGCTGGCCTCCTGACTGGCGATGCGACGTGAGCCAAGTGCAGCCCATCAACCCCTCAGTCCGAACCCTTGAAGCCCCTACCGAGTTACGGGCGCTTCAAGGGTGGATCATCTGGCGCTATGAGTCAGAGCCTGGCACCGGCAAACAGCTAAAGACACCCTACTACTCGAACCACGGTAAGCGTTACGGTAAGCAGGGATCAGCCGAGGACCGAGCCAAGCTCGTAACCTTCGCCGCTGCTCGCGATGCTGCTGCCCGCCGTGGCTTCGACGGCGTTGGCCTTGCCCTACTTCCTGAGTGGGGCATCACGGCGCTCGACTTCGACCACTGTGTCGATGCCAATGGCCAACTGCCCAAAGAGGTCGAGGAGATTGTAAGTCGGACCTATGCCGAATACTCGCCATCAGGCAAAGGGGTCAGAGCATTCGTCAAGGGCAATCTAGGTAATCAGAAGTCGTTCAAGGATCATAACAATGACTACGGGTTCGAGGTATTCTCTACAAACGGTTTCGTTACTTTCACTGGCGCTCCGTTACCCTTCACGGAACTACTTGACCTCGACGACTACATTGCCCCTGCCGACGACCGTGTCAGGCAACTCTGCGACAAGCGGTTCGCCTCAAAGTCTCCAAATCATACCTACGACCCCGACGACTTCATGGTCGGGAACGAGCCGACCCTTGGCCTGACCTCTGACGAGATCGTCGATCTGCTCAAGGCTCTCGACCCGTCCATGGGCCGTGAGGGCTGGATTCAGGTGGGCATGGCTCTGCACCATGAGACCGGAGGTGACGGCTTCGACCTCTGGGACCAATGGTCATCGGCAGGCAAGCAATACCCAGGCGCCGAGGCGCTCAAGAGTCAATGGGCGTCGTTCGACCGTCGTCAGGGACAGACCCGTCAGATCACAATGGCGACGGTCAAGCGCATGGCTATGCAGTCAGCGTCATTGTCCGACAAGGTTGAAGCCGCCAAGCAGGCTCCTGTCAATCCGGACGCAGGCGAGCAGGTCTATACCGACACCGGCTATGACGGTCGGTTCGTTATCTATTCAGACATCTCCTTCTCTGGCCGACAGCCGCCAGAGTGGATCATCAAGGGTGTCCTTCCGCACGCCGACCTTGGTGTCCTCTATGGCGCATCGGGTAGCGGCAAGTCCTTTGTGGCTCTGGACATGGCCTATGCGGTGGCTCGCGGCGAGTCGTGGCGTGAGCGCCGTGTCCGACAGGGGCGAGTGCTCTACATCGCCGCTGAGGGCGGTGGCGGTGTGGCGACACGACTCAAGGCCTATCGCCAGCACAATTCATTCTACGACCAATGCCCGCTCGGTGTCATGCACGCCGCCCCCAACTTCATGTCTCAGGACGACATCAGTGATGTGGTCAAAGCGATCACCAATGCCGGTGGCGTTCATCTCATCATCGTTGACACCTTCGCTCAGGTGACACCGGGGGCGAACGAGAATGCCGGTGAGGACATGGGTATGGCCCTGAAGCACGCCCGCACGATCCGTGAAGCCACTGGAGCTATGGTCCTGCTCGTCCACCACAGCGGTAAGGACGCAAGTCGCGGCGCTCGGGGCTGGTCAGGGATCAGGGCCGCTGCCGATGTCGAGATGGAAGTTGCTCGGATCGAGGACTCAACGGTGCGCGTGCTGAGGGTAAGCAAGCAGAAGGACGGCGACGACACTTTCGAGTGGGGGTTCAACCTGGACTCAGTGCTGCTGGGTGAGGACTCAGACGGCGACCCAATCACGAGCCTCGTGGTTGTCCCCACCGAGGTGCCAACCGTGGTGCCAGAGGACAAGGGTAAGAGTCGCTACGGGAAGTGGGAGAACGCTGTGATGGATGCGGTGAGCGTCTGGACCGGTGGGCTTGAGAACGTCAATTTCAACGAGTTTACCAAGTTCGCTGTCGAGCTTATGCCGGTGTCGTCCGATGGCCGTGACGTGCGGCGGCAGTCCATTGAGCGTGCGATCAAGACGCTTGCAAAGAAAATGCCCGATCCGCCGCTCGCCTATGAGCACGGAATGCTGACTTTCTTCATTTAATGGGTTGCACCCAGTTGGGTGCAGTGCTAATAGTTTGGTCAAGGGCGATTCAGCCCGTTCGGAGAACACCAAATGCCTAAAATCTATCTGGAAATTGAGATCGAAGTGTCTGGCAATGTGATCAGCGGCATGGCTGCTACCCGCAATGATCCAGGTCACGACGACTATATCGAGGACATCGACGTTGAGGCTGTGACCTTCGAGGTCGGTGGTAACACCTACGACCTCCTCGAAGGTCTAAACAAGGAGGCTAGGGATCATGTCTATCTGAACCTGACCGACACGCTCATGAACCAAATGGTCGAAGCTATTTTCGAGGATGCGTGATGAGCCACAGCCTCAAATACACAGGCATTGGCGTTGAGGCTCTCCTTGACGCTGCCAAGTATGATCCTCCCACCGCCGACCTTGTGAAGGCGCTGGCTGATGCGCTCAGTGAGTCACTTGTCGAGTGGCAGGAGGAGATTTCGGCCATGCAGGTAGAAGTCGATAACGCTTTGGACGAAAGGGACGCCCTACAGTCTGAAGTCTACAAACTCGAAGAACTTAACAACCAACTCGAAGACCAGATTGACGAGTTGGAAGAAACCAAAACCGGAGATACCGAATGATTACCGTCACCTTTAACGCCAACAACCTGTTCGCCCTGCGCGACGACATCGTCAAGTTCCTCGAAGACGCGGGGTTTGATACTCAGAAGCAGCCAGTTCCGCTCGGAAACGTGCATGTGAAGCCAACCCTCATCAAGTCTGAGGATGATGCTTACACGACTACCGCCGCAGTGACCGAGGTCGCAGAGCCCGCCCCTTTGGCTCCTGCCCTCATTGTCGAGGAGCAGGCCCCTATCCCCGAAGAAACTCAGACGGAACAACCGACCGCTTCTGTTTCCAGTGCCTCCCCTCCCTTGACCTTCGAGGAGGTGCGCCTCGCCACCCTGCAACTGGCGTCAAAGCGCGGGCGTGAAGCTGTCATGGAGGTGCTTGCGCCTTACAACGTCAAGCGTTCGAGCGAGGTGTCTGAGGACCTGTGGCCCGAACTGATCGCCAAGCTGGAAGCGGCTCAGAATGTCTGAGCACGCCAGGTTCAGTCCATCTGGCGCTCACCGCTGGATGCGATGCACTGGGTCGCTGGCCCTTGAGTCGGTGATACAGGATCGGTCATCCTCATTCGCAGATGAGGGCACCGCCGCTCATGAGGTGGCAAACTGGCTGCTGAAGGACAATGTGGACGACGCTGACGCCTTCAAGGTGGTTGGCGAGATGGGTGTTCAGGTCGGAGATAACCTCTGGCCGGTTGACGAGGCGATGATCGAACATGGCTTGGACTTTGCACGACTGGTTCGATCTTATGCTCATGGTTCTCTTCACCCTATTATTGAGACCGAAAAGCGATACGACTTCAGCCACGTCATTGACGTCCCCAACTCGTTCGGCACCTCTGATGCCACTGTCCTCGACGGGGACACGCTCATCGTCGTCGATTACAAATACGGAATGGGCGTCAAGGTCGATGCGGAGCACAACGAGCAACTTCAACTCTACGCTCTGGGCGCTCTGCACCAGTTCGAGCTTGTCGCTGATATCCGGCACGTCATGATGGTCATCCACCAACCGCGCCTCGGCCACGTCTCCGAGTGGGTCGTGAGCGTCGAGGACCTCAAGCGGTTCGGTGAGGAGGCCAAAGCCAAGGCTCAGGCCATCCGCTCAGGGGACGTGACCTACGAGCCTGGAGAGAAGCAGTGCCGGTTCTGTCGGGCCAAGGCGACCTGTCCTGCGCTCCGTGAGGAGGTGCTAACGACTGTCGCGGCAGACGCGTCAGACTTTGAGGACCTAACTGCCGATAACACGGTTGTGGCTGGGGACGAGTATTCCCTTGCCGCGATGATGGACAAGGTCGGTCTCATTGAGGACTGGTGTAAAGCAGTCAGGGCTGAGGTCGAGCGCAAGCTGTTCGACGGTCAGGGTGTCCCCGGCTACAAGCTTGTGGAGGGCCGTAAAGGCGCTCGCAAGTGGGTGGACGAGGCGAGTGTCCTGAAGGCTATGAAGTCCTTCCGTTTGAAGAAGGAAGACATCTACGATTTCTCCTTGATCTCACCTACGAAGGCTGAGAAGGTGTTCAAGGACAACCCGACGCGGTGGGGCAAACTAGAGAAACTGACAACCCGCTCCGACGGTAAACCATCCGTGGCACCCGCCACTGATAGACGGCCAGCACTGGCTGTTTCGGCAATTGCCGATGACTTCGCTGATATTAGTTAATTGGAGAATACGAGAATGAAAGTCCTGATCAAGAACGTGCGTATCCGCTTTGCCAGCATCTTCGAGCCGACGCTCCAGCCTGGAGCCAAGGAGCCGAAGTTCGGTATCAAGGCAATTATTGAGCCCGGCAGTGAGAATGCTAAAATCCTTGAAGCTGCCATGGCGACGGTTGCCAAGGAAAAGTGGAAGGACAAGGCTCCGAATATCGAGGCGTCCTTCGTCCGCACAGGTAAGAAGCCTGATGTCTGCTTCGTAAAGGAACCCTACAAGAACAAGGACGGCGAGGCTTATGGCGGCTTTGAGGATATGTTCTACCTCACTGCCAGTGCCAAGCAGCACGAACGCCCGAAGGTCGTCGATCTCAATCCGAAGATCGAACTGACCAAGTCAGACGGTAAGCCTTACGACGGCTGCTATACGAACCTTTCCGTTGAAATCTGGCCCCAAGACAACGACTTTGGTCGGGCAATCCGCGCCCAACTCAAGGGCGTCCAGTTCGTCAAGCACGGTGACGCATTCGGAGGTAGCCCTCCGTCTGACGGAAGCGAGTTTGAGGTTCTTGAATCCGTTGACGAGGACTTCGTCTGATGTCGGAGATGGGACACAACTCCGTCGCTGATGATCAGATCAAGTCCATTGTCGCTCGGGTCCAGCACCTCGAAGACGAGGCGGCTGCTGTCAAGGAGGACCTCAAGCAGGTCTACTCCGAGGCCAAGGGTAATGGCTTTGATGTGAAGATCATCAAGAAGCTGGTCCGACTGCTCAAGCAGGACCGGGCCAAGCTGCAAGAGGAAAAGGCTATCCTTGAACTCTATGCCGCTGCTATGGGCTATCTGGACCTCGTCTAGGTAGTCATTACTGAACACTGGATGCAGGATAACGGGCGTTGTGTCTGCATCCAGTGTTCTTTTACTTTGATCGGGGAAACCGATGTCAGTTGAAATTGGAAATGGGGTTCTGTCTCTCGCAGACGGAATTGAAATGATGAGGTCTATGGCTGACTCATCAGTTGATATGGTCTTTACTGATCCCCCTTACCGAACGATTTCTGGAGGAAAGAAGCCTGTAGAAGGGTTTGGCTGGCACGTCTCTGTTGTGCGAGAGAACGACGGTAAAATCTTCAAGCATAACGACGTCAAATGCCAGGACTATCTTGGCGAAATGTTTCGGGTCCTGAAGCCGGGTTCCCATGCCTATATCATGACAAACAATCTCAATCTGAAAGAGATGTTGATTGAGTCTGAGGTCGCAGGGTTTGGTTTCCACAATCTTCTAGTTTGGAGAAAGAACACCTGCACAGCTAACCGTTGGTATATGAAGGAGATGGAACTCGTTCTTTTTCTGTATAAGCGCCCGGCGAGAAAGATTAACAATCCGGGGTCCAAGCAGATTTTCGAGTCCGACAACCCGAGAGACAAGATTCATCCAACTCAGAAGCCCGTCGATCTGATCTCGCACTATATCGAAAATAGTTCCAATATCGGTGATTTGGTCCTCGATCCTTTCGCGGGTAGTGGGTCAACATGCGTAGCTGCTGAATTGTCTGGCCGTAAATGGATAGCCTCAGAAATCGACCCTGAGTATTTTGCTGTAGCCTCAGAGAACTTGAAGTCTTGCGTTCCGGGGTGGGACCTTGTCTAAACAAACCCTGATCCTCGATACCGAGGTCTATATCGACTACTTCCTACTCTCCTTCCTGAACGCCGAGACAGGGAACGTCCGCGAGTTCGAGATGTTCCCCGGTCAGCCGTTCGACACCGAGACCGTCAAGCGCATCATGTCTCGCTATCGGGTCGTGACCTTCAACGGCAACGGCTTTGACATCCCCATCATCAGCGAAGCGGTCAGGGGCTCTGGGACAGCAGTCCTGAAGAAGGTCGCCAATGACATCATCGTCCGGGGTAAGCGCTCATGGGAGATCGGCATTGAGCCGATGAAGTGCGATCACATCGACCTGATCGAAGTCGCACCTGGCATTGCCAGCCTCAAGATTTACGGCGGACGGCTGCACTGCGACAAGATGCAGGACCTCCCCATTGACCCCGACGCTCACATCTCACCGGCAGAGCGCGTCCAACTGAAGACCTACTGCGTCAATGACCTCAGGACCACCAAGGCGCTTTACGACAAGCTCAAGCCTCAGATCGAACTGCGTGAGCGCATGTCGTCTGAGTATGGTGTCGATCTTAGGAGCAAGTCCGACGCTCAGATCGCTGAGGCTGTGATCGGCAAGCAGGTCGCCAAGGCCATGGGCGTAGATCGCCTGTATCGCCCCGAGTTGGAGCCTGACGCCGAGTTCCGATATACCCCACCTACCTTCATCCAGTTCGCCTCAGAGCCCCTCCAGGAGGTCCTACGGAACGTGTGTGATACCACCTTCGTCGTGCCTGAGAGCGGCAAGGTGGATATGCCCAAGTCCCTGTCCAATGCCAAAATCCAGATCGGTGAGGGCGTCTACCGCATGGGTATTGGGGGACTCCATTCGAGCGAGAAGTCCGTCGCCTATGTGGCCGATGACGACTACCTCCTGATCGACAGGGACGTGGCGAGCTACTACCCGGCCATTATCCTCAATACTAACCTGGCCCCAGACCACATGGGCAAAGCCTTCAGCGATGTCTATGAGCAGATCGTCAAGCGTCGCTTGACAGCCAAGCGGGCGAAGGACGTTGTCACCGCCGACTCGCTGAAGATCACCATCAATGGCTCATTCGGCAAGTTTGGATCAAAGTGGTCCAAACTCTATAGTCCCAACCTCATGATCCAGACCACTGTCACGGGACAACTGGCACTCCTGATGCTGATCGAGAGCATCGAGGCTATGGGCATCCAGGTGGTGAGCGCCAACACCGACGGCATCGTCATCAGGTGCCCAACTTGTCGCTATGGTGATTTGCTGGTGACGATCCGCGAGTGGGAGGTCGCTACGTCCTTCGAGACTGAGGAGACTCGCTACAAGGCCATCTATTCAAGGGACGTGAACAACTACATTGCCGTGAAGGCTGATGGCGTGAAGCTCAAGGGCGCATACGCTACGGGTGGCTTGATGAAGAACCCTACCAACGAGATTTGCTCGATGGCTGTGGTCAAGATGCTGACTGACTTCACGGCAGTCGAGGACACGATCAGGGCCTGCACGGATATTCGCCGGTTCGTCACCATCCGTCAGGTCAAGGGCGGAGCCGTCGATCAGAACGGTGACTATCTGGGCAAAGCGGTCAGGTGGTATTACGCGACCGGTGTCGAAGGTCCCCTGACCTATCAGTCCAACGGCTACACGGTCGCGCGTAGCGAGGGTGCGAAGGCGCTCATGGACCTTCCCGATGAGTTCCCTACCGACGTGGACTATGACTGGTATATCCGAGAGGCCAACTCGATATTGGTCGATATTGGGGCAGACAAGGTGCTGTCCTCGCTGATGGAGTTGGTATGACACCTGCTGAATTGGAAACGCTGAGGGCTCTGGTAAAGAGCGTCGGGGCGCACCCTACGAGGGATGACGCAGAGCTAACGATCACAGAGGCTGAGGAGCAAGGTTACATAAAGGCAGTATCCTATGGCGTAGGATTCACCACATACAAGATTAGCCGTTTAGGCTTTGAGGTGACGAGCCTTGATCCTGAGGATGTTTACCTCTGATGACACCTGAGGGCGTTATCCAGACCTACCTCAAGTCTCAGGTCCTCCGTCATGGCGGCAAGTTCCGCAAGCTGAAGTGGATCGGACGCAAAGGGGCTCCTGACTGCTTCATCTGGTGGCCGGGACCGATCCTGGCGCTGGTCGAGGTCAAGACCGAGATCGGCAAGCTCTCACCCCATCAGGTCTATGAGATCGACAGGCTCACCGCCGACGGGTTCAGGGTCTTCGTCGTTCACTCGAAATCAGAGGTTGATGCCTTCATTTCCGAGTTGACGGCCATCTCCCGCAAGAGTTAGTGTCTGGTTACAGCGATTGACGCTGGTTGGAGAAAATTGAAATGATCGAAGATTCCCACATTGCCGTATGGTTTTCCTGCGGTGCCGCCAGCGCGGTGGCCGCAAAGATGACCATTGAGAAATACGGTCACGCAAACACGATCCGAATCCTAAACAACCCTGTGATCGAGGAGCAGGAGGATAACCGACGCTTTGCCAAAGATGTTGAGGCGTGGCTGGGAATTGAGATTGAAGAAGTTGTAAATCCGAAGTGGCCTGAGAATAGCGCCGTGGCGGTATGGGATAAGCGCAAGTTTATGAGCGGGCCGCTTGGCGCTCCTTGCACAATCGAGCTTAAGAAGATGGCCCGTCAGCACTGGGAAAATACCAATAGGGCTGACTGGCACGTCCTTGGCTTTACCGCCGACGAAGTTGTTAGGCACAATCGCTTTACGCTCACTGAGCGAGATAACGTCATCCCGGTCTTGATTGACGCCAATATCCGAAAGTCAGACTGCTTCAAGATTCTGGATGATGCTGGAATCAAACTCCCCAACGCCTACTACCAAGGCTATCCGAATGCTAACTGCAAGGGGTGCGTAAAGGCTACGTCTGCCACCTACTGGAACCTGGTTCGTTCGGCTGACCCCGAGGTGTTTGAGCAAAGAGCGGAACAATCCAGGCGGATCGGAGCCAAACTCGTTCGCCACAATGGGAAGCGTCTATATCTCGACGAATTGCCAGCAGACGCAAAGGGTCGCGCTCTGAAGTCGCTCGTCATGCCCGAATGCGGCATTTTCTGCGAGGAAAAGTAATATGCGAAAGATCATCAAAGCTGAGGATGCTGGCTATCCTGCTGAGTGGCACGAAGGCGAGCGATTCTTCCACGCCAACATCCAGCAGTTCCCTGAGCGTCGTATCTCTTGGGGCTGGGTCCTGTATCACACCGCTGCCGCTGTTGCCCTGATCGGCACGATCACTTGGTTCTTCTACATGATCGTTCTGCTCGGGGGTCATTGAGTGCGTATCCATAGACATTGGTCGGCTGAGGACATCGCCAAGCTCACCCTGATGACCAAACGGGGTCATTATCTTTCCGAAATAGCCAGGGCGCTTAACCGGACGGAGTCATCTGTTCAAACGAGGGCGTATGACATGCGTTTACGCATTGATACGCCTACGAAAAAGGTTGAATGGACCGAGGAGGAAAAGGTGACTCTCGTTGCCATGCGCAAGACGGGCGCATCATACTTGACCATAGCCAAGCATCTTGGTCGATCAAGGAAGTCCACAATCGGCGCTGCCCATAGACTCGGACTGTCAATGCCGGTCTCGAAGGCTGAAGTTCGTGTTTTTGTTCCAAAGCAGGTAGCTAAGAAAACTGAATACGTCGCCCCTGACGGTCAGCGGGCCAACCTCTATAGGTTCGATATGGCGCGCATCCCTGACATCTCAAAATACATGCTCAAGGGGTCAAACCCGAAGCTTTTGGTCGAGCGCCAGTTTGGTGAGTGCTGCTTCCCGGTGGCAGGGGATAGCGACGGAACGCTCTACTGCTGTGAGCCTGTGGTCCGAGAGAAGAAGTATTGTAAGCGGCACTACCGCGTAATGTATGTGATCCGAACCTGATGATTAAGTTGTCGCGTATCATCAAACTCATCAGGGAATACCCAAATCTTAGTCCAACTGAGGCTAAGCTCATTATATTCCTTTATGATCAAGGAGGCTTTGCGTCTCATATTGAGATTGCCAACTTTCTTGAGCGCCCGGTAAATGGCGTAGGGGATTGGCGTAAGGCTACGACCTTAGCAAAGGTTATGATCCATCGGATCAGGAAAGAGATCGGTAAGCCCCTTCTTATCAGCATATGGGGTCACGGTTACGAACTTACGCCCAATGCGCGCCTGCTGTCGGCAGTCGAATGAGCAGACCCTTCGTCCCTCACCCCTACCAGAACGACATCATCGAGTTCATTCACGACAATGACCGATGCGCTGTGTTCGCAGCCATGGGCACTGGCAAGACCGTATCGACCCTGACGGCGCTAGACCAACTCGCTTTGGCCGAGCCTGTCTATCCGGCGTTGGTGCTTGCCCCTCTGCGCGTCGCCAAGTCCACATGGCCCACAGAGGTCAACAAGTGGGATCACCTCAGCCACATCAAGTTCTCGGTCATCACCGGCAATGCGAAAGAGCGACAAGCGGCTCTTAACGCCAAGGCTGATGTATATACCATGAACTATGAGAACCTGACCTGGCTGGTTGACACGCTCGGAGACAAGTGGCCGTTCCGCACGGTGGTCGCGGATGAACTGCCCAAACTCAAGGCATTTCGCACGAGGCAGGGCTCCAAGCGGGCCAAGTCTCTGAGCAAGGTGGCTCATACGCACGTCAGGCGGTTCATCGGTCTGACCGGCACGCCAGCGCCGAATGGGCTTGTGGACCTATGGGGTCAGATGTGGTTCATTGACCGTGGAGAGCGTCTGGGACGGACCTACAGCGCCTTTGAGGCTAGGTGGTTCACCAAGGGCTGGGACGGCTTCAGCGTCAAGCCTATGGCCCATTCTCAGACCGAAATCGAGAACGCCATAAAAGATGTCTGCGTGACGATCTCAGGCTTGCCAGTCGATGAGCCGATCACCAACCCGATCTATGTCGATCTGCCGAAGGATGCCGCCGCTCTCTACAAGGAGATGGAGGATGTCATGTTCGCTGAGATCGAGGGTGAGGGGATCGAGGCAGTCAACGCTGCGGCCAAGACCATCAAGACTCAGCAGATCGCCTCAGGGTTCATTTACCTTGAGGACAAGACTTGGAAGCCTGTCCACGACGAGAAGATGGACGCCCTGCACAGCGTCGTCGAGGAAGCGGCAGGTGCCCCGGTGCTCTGCACCTATCAGTTCAAGGCCGACCTCGAACGACTCAAGAAGGCGTTCCCCAAGGGTAGGCATCTGGACGCTGATCCAAAAACTATCGACGACTGGAATGCTGGAAAAATCCCTATCCTTTTCGCACATCCCGCATCGGCAGGACATGGCATCTCATTGGCCGATGGGGGTAACATCCTTGTGTTCTTCGGCATGGGATGGAACCTTGAAGAATACATGCAGATCATCGAGCGACTCGGCCCGATGCGCCAGAAGCAGGCTGGCTATGACCGGCCCGTTTACATTCACTACCTGATAGCACGCGGAACAGTGGACGAGATGGTGCTAGATCGGCTACATAGTAAGCGAAGCGTGCAGGACATCCTGCTTGAAGCCATGAAACGGAGAAGTAAGTGAAAGATTTTGACGACATCGAGCGGTTCCGTCTTCCCAGTCGGCGTGAGATCGAGACTGAGTGCGATATGGACGTGCTGCTCGATGTCCGTGACGCAGCCGAGTGGGGTGCAAACAAAATCGAAGCGGACTTGGATCATCTGTCCGAGGAGGGCGATGACGAGTGGCGAGCGCGTGCCGTATCAGCTCTGACCATCCACCGCATCTGCCTTAAGCACGTCGAGCGCCGTATCGACAAGCTCAACTACGACGCCAAAAAGAACGATAGGCCTGACGACTTCACTGCCAGGCTGATCGACAAGACCTCATGGCTGTCAAAGTTTCACCAAGCCGCAGTCGAGCACCTTGACGCTCGAACCATGAAGAAGATTGCAGAAAGTGCAAGCAAGTCACTCGAAGTCGCTATTGTGAAGGCGCTGAAACCGGAGTAATCTTCGGTCACTAGACACGCCGATTTACTTTTAACCCCCTCGCTCAATGGCGAGGGGGTTTTGCTTTTACAAATCGAGCATGTCAGGCGAGACGACCACCTCACCGACCTTGCCGAACTTCTCGTGGTAGGTGATGCAGGAGGTCTGGCGCTCGGCCAACCAGCCATGGCGGCTTGCGTGGGCGTCACGAGCGGCCAGTGTGGGGTGCTGATGGACCCTCATCCCTGAGTGCTCCTTGAGGTCCTCATGGTGCTGATGCCCAGTGTGGCAGACCCTATAGGTCGTCTGGCCCCACACCTCAGGGAACTGAGATGCGAACAGAAGGGGGAGTGCCTCTTTCTTCTTCATGTGGCCGTGGTGGAACGCCAACATGACCTTTCCGAACTGGAACGAGTAGTAGGGTAGCTCGGAGTCATTGATCGTCACTCGAGGCTCATTCTCATATAGCGCCGAGAACATCTGCCGAAGCCATACTGAGGAGGCGATGTCGTGGTTCCCTTCGGCCATGATGACATGGACCGTTTCGTGCTTCATCAGCATCATGTCCACCAAGCGCCGTAATGCCTTGATGGTGATCTTAACGACCTTCGAAAACCGACCGTCTGCGTCGAGAACATGACCGTTAGTTGGCGTGACGGGGAGTAGACCGTCGGCGTGGAGGAAGTCCCCAAGCTGGGCAAGGACACCTACGCGAGAGGCTGGGGAGTTCGTGATCATGTGCTCAAAGGACTTGAGCAGCGTCTTCTCAGCGATCTTCAAATCCCAATCGGCACCACCTTCCTGCCTCCAGGCCATCATGCCCATATGGTAGTCGGTGATGATGTAGAGGTTCGCCAGATGAGCTATGGCGTTCGACGGACCCTCAATCGGGTCTAGGCGGGGAATCTCCTCGCTCATGGCTTCGACTGCTGCCTTGAGCATCTCCATCCGACGCTCGTCATCGGCGCTGGACTTTACCCACTGTCCGCGAGCCTTACCCTCGCTGTCGTAATAGGTGGAGACCCCTTTGACCTTGTAGCCGTCTGGGACAGCGTGGGTCATATCGTGCTGTGGAGAGTAGCCTCTGAGGGCGGCGCTCTTGTATAGCCGCCGCATCGCCTCGTTGAGGGTATTGTGGGAGAGACCTAATGCCGCTGCGGCTGCTCTGCCTGATCCGTATCGGTCGATTGCGTCGAGGTGTTCGATTTGCTTGAGTGTGGCATACTTGCGGAGTTCAGGATCGAAGATGTTCATCCCAGTTCCTCGTCTTCGAGTTCGAGGCTACCGGGTGGTGGCTTGACCTTCTTCCTGCGCTTCGGAATAGGTCGGCCTATCTCGTCTGCCCAATCTGCTCTGAGTTCATCGTAGATCGACTGTTGCTCGACGGCAAACGCCATCAAGCCCTTGTCCGATGGGATATATGCTTTCAAGTTACACCCTCTGTGCTCAGAGACGGCGGGAATGATCCTAGTTGTTTGCCGCCTGTTCCAGACTGTCTACAACCTATAGCATCACATCATTGGCCCAGTCACGTAAATCTTGCACCATGAAGTCGGGGAAGCGTTTACCCTCGAACTCAATGTTCGAGTTGGCAGCGATCTGATCGGCGCTCAGGACATCAGTGATAGGGGCGGTCGGCTCTGCTGCAATGACCTTCGGCGTAGCTCCACGTCCTGCGAAGTGCATCAGGTAGACGTTAGCTGCGGTAAGTGGGAGTTTATTTTCAATCAGGAAATCGACGTTCTTTTGAGTATGGAACTTACCCATCTCCCGAAGGTCGTCGTCGCTGATCTCACCGGACTTACGCATGGCTTCCACCTGGTCTTCGCTGAGATTGGCACCTGGGTGCATCTCGTTATAGGTGTCCCTCAGTGTGCCGGTGATGAACTGGAACGGGCCAAGAGCCGTTGACTTCGGGTTCTTTCCCGTCCCCTCATGCCCTTCGATCTTGCTGGCGAGATAGTCGATGTCGTAGTCCACGTTCGTCGAACCCTCAGGCTCCTTGGCCTTTTCTTCGGGCTTGGTTTCCTTGGGCTCAGGGCGAGTGACAGAACTGGTAGCCGTCACCTTGTTGACGATCAGCGGCTTCTTGTGCTGAGTCGCCATGACATTGGCAACGCGCTTGGCGAACCTGGCCCCGGCGTTTGCGCCGTAGTTCTTTTCGATCATGGCGATGACCTCGTCCGTCTTGGACGGATCAAGTGCGTCATCGACAATCTGCTTGGCCTTACCGGTCTTCATCCCGACATTCTCAAGGAAGCGCATGAGGATGATCGTGGGAGTGGCCTTGGCCCCTGCCATGGCAAGCGGAATGACATTAGCTAGAGAACGAACATCTTCGCCCGATTCGGACGGAGGCTTAGGTAGAATCTCGGCAGCAGTTTGCATCTTGCGTGTGACCGCAGTGGCCGAACGGATCAACTGACGACCTTCATCCTCACCGAACAGCGCGATGATGTTGTCCTGACTGTCGGGCTGAGACGCGAGTTGACGGAGCGTGTCTTCGGACTTCTTTGGATTGTTCATCGCGTCACGCAGCACCTGACGCGCAGCAACCCGCGCGTCGCGCAGAGCCGCTCGACTCATGGCGGACACCGAGTTAGCAAAGTCCGTCGGATTGGTGGACATAATGCTCGATGCGGCGGACTGAGCGCCCTGTCGGCCAACTGCTTCAGAGACAATGCCCTGAGCTTTAGAGAGCGCAGCCTCATCGTTCGGAGTAATCAGCAGGTCAGCAAGGGTAGGGTTCTCACGACGGAACTTGTCAAGCGTCGCGCCGAACTTCGGTGTCCCAAAGTCCTTACCAAACAGGCGCTCGGCAGCAGCGGTGCGAATCGCTTCCCATTCGGGAGAAGTCTCACCGAGTCGTTCACGGAGCCTGCGGAGATTATCGGTCTGACCCTTGGCCCCAGACACGGAGCCTTTGCCGAACAGAAGGTTCTCAACATCGGCAGGATCGACGGAAGTCGTCTTTGCGCCACCCTTTGAAGTCCGGTCGGTAAGGGTTTCGATGATGTCGTTACCCTCGAACTTGGTGCCGAACTCACGACGGGAACTGATCGCGTTGCGCCAAGCAGCCACGGCGCTGGGATCGCCCACAATCATGCCACCAGCGTCCAGGTCATCAACAACCTTGTCCAACGCCGTTCGCATCTCACGGGCAGCAGCGGCGTCAGGAGTCCCTGCCTTATCGCCCATGATGGCGGTCAGGTCTGAGCGCACGTCGAACAGGTCCTGAATCTTAGGCTTACCACCCTTGATCAGTTCGCTGGCATATCCGAGGATATTCATCGTGCTCGGGATTTCAGTCTTGTATCGACGTTTGGCAGGCTCAAGAGCCTTGTCGATGGACTGAATAATCTCGTTGCCGGACTCAGGCGTAACGAAGGCATCGCCCATAGTGCGAGCATCGTCGTAAGCCTGATTGACTCCAGACCATGCAGCATCGCGCTCATTGTTCAGTCGTTCGTGAACACTAGCACCTGCCTCACCGCGCGTGATCGTAGGCTTCGCAGCGACGACATCAGGGTGTTCAGCAATGTCCTTAGCGGCCTCAGCAGCCGCCTGTTCAGCCGTTCGCGCATCAGTTGGAGCTAGTTGGCTAACGACCTTCTGCCCAGCCCGTGGGGCATTTGCCAAAGTGTCTTCGGCATATTTGGTAACGCTCTCATGGCCGGTTGGCGCAAGGTCGGCCACTTTGCCGAAGTTGCTCTTTTGCTGCGCGGAGAACAGGTCAGCGGGAACAGCAGGAGTGCCAGCAGCGAGCATGTCAGTGGCGATCTGACGGGCCTCATTGGGGTCAACGCCGCGAGACCTGATGAGCATATTCTCAAGGTCCGAAATGCGGCTACCTGCCATATTTGACAGACCCCAAGGTTTGTATTGAAGCGCCGACAGTCCGCTGACGCCTGCGATTGCCGCAGGGTTCAGTTTCTGACCGCTCATGGCCTCATTGGCAGCTTCAAACGTGCCGCCGATGGCCCCAGAGATTACGGGCTCCAGAAAACTTTTTGCGCGACCTGGAGCGCCTGACAGGAAGCCCAGAGCCGAAGCCGCCAATGGGACGGCTAGTGGGTGCTGAGTAACGTCCACTTGCCGCTGAGTCGGACCTAGTTGGACACCGAGATATGATTCGGGGTAAGCCCTGAGCAACGCGTCCTGCGCAGTCTTGGCACTCCATCCGGCCAGAGCCCCGCCACCCAGGGCGCCTGCACCGGCACCCAAAGGACCAAGCGGAGCGCCCGCCATCATTCCGAGTCTACCGCCAAATAGTCCTGCGGCAGTTGGAGTCAGACCTTCTGCCAAAGTCCTGACAACACCGCCTGCCAGAGATTTGTCTGAAAGATCGCCACCCATGACGGTCGGCTTGTCGAGTCCCTCGCGAGTGACCTTCTCCTCCATAGCGGCGGGGTCATAGCCCCTGAAGGGTGTGGGCTCTCGAACGTCTTCGGGATTGCCTGATCCGTTATTGGCCGAGCGCGGTCCGCGACCGATCAAGGTCTTCGGATCGTAACCCATGTCGTCAGAGGCTTTGACAGCAGGTTCAGCGGCATCAGGATGCGCTGCCAGAACTTGAGCCCTGACTTCCTCCTCAGTGGCCCCGTCAGGCCCCGTGACTTCGTAAGTGCTGCCGTTGGGAGCCTTGACGCTATAGGTAGCCATTTAGGGGACCTTCTTTACGACCCAACCAGTAGCAGGGGCTCCACCCTTAGACGGTGGCGCAATGGGGGCAGTCTGACGACTAGACTGGGGAGCGCGAATGCCGATTGTAGCCTTAGCCATTTGACGACGGTTAGCCAAAATACCCAGACCCTCGTTAATGACTGCCTCGCGTTCAGCAGCCGTCGAACCCTCGTCCAAGCCGTTAAGCTTGTTCAAATAAGCCAGGTCCTTGTCAGTCGGCTGGGTGCCAAGTGCCGCCTTAAGGGCCGAAACGACATTGTTCCCAAGGACAGTGTTGAGCTTAGCAGTAGCCGCCAACTTCGGATCGTTGGGGGAGACGAAGCGGCTTATGGTCTTTTGAGCATTACCAAGAGGACCACTGAACGCTTGCTTGTTTAGCGAAAGTGCCTTGTTCAACTGCTGCTCTGCTACGTCGATGGCTTTAAGATCAATTGCAGCTTCGGTTGTCGCCTCAGCGTTCTTGCCAACGTTCTCTTGCCCTTCGATAAGTTTTGGACCCTCTCTGGTGATGACATACTTATAGTCATTCTGATAACCGAGTTCTCGGCCAGATTTTTGAGAACCGATTTGGCCGAGGGGGGTTTGGGCACCAGACGGTCCTGAACCATTTCCGCCAGACATCATCGCAGCAACTTCGTCAACATTTTGACCAGCAAAGCGACCGGTCGTGTAGAAGCGTTTATTGGTAACGGGATCAACACCGACATTACCAAGCGGCTTCATAGCGGTGGCCGCGATCTTGGACTGCAAGTCCAGACCCTTCAGATCATACTTCGATCCGAGTTCGGCTAGGTCCTGCTCGCGCTGGAGCATGGTGTCAGCAACCTTGGTCTCATACTCACGACGACCTTTAGCGCTCTCGCCAAGAGCCGATGCCGTGTTGCCGAGCACCTCACCGAACGAGCCGGTCTTGGTCGGCTGGGCCAGAGCACTCGCCAAGGAGAACCACATCTCGGCCTTAGACGGACGAGACTTCTCAAGCCGTTGGGCGACCATGTCCCAAGACTTCTGACGGTTCGCAAGTTCCTTGTCGCGCATGACCGCGAGTTGGCTCTGAAGCGCACTCAGACCGCCGTATTCGGGGGTCGTGTCCTCAGTGTCGTCAACAGGGTCAGGGGTTACAGTGCCGAGCGCACCGGGCGTAAACATGGCTGCCATGGCGCTTTCTCCTTAACTCGTAAGACCCTTGATCGTGCTCAGAGCCGACGCGATTGATGCAAGGGTTGAAGGACCCGTGGACGAATTGTTGACCGCCTCGATGCCGCTACTCATCTGACCCTTCGGCACAGCCCCTGCGACGCCTTGCAGCGTGCCGGTGAGCGCATTGAGTTGGGTCTGCGGGTTGGCCTGCTGCTTGAGGAAGTCCTGATAGGCAACGTCCAGGTTCTTCTGGTTCTGGTCCTGCTGAATCTGACCGGCGTTCTGGAGAGCACTGATCCCAGTGAGCCCCATGCGCTGCTGCTGTTCGGCCAGATTGCCGTAGGTGCTACCCAGATTGGCGAGGTTCGTGCCAGCCGACAGCAGAGCCTGCTGCTGGTTCTGACCGATGTTCCCAGCGGTCCCGGCCAGTTGGGCCTGACGGGCGAGGTCGCCCTGAGCGGTATCGGACGCTTGGGCATAGCCCTGTTGCAGAGCTTGGGTCTGTTGAGCCAGAGTGCTCTCGGACGTATCGCGCAGAGCCCGACCGATCATCTCGGCTTGGCGAGAACCACCGAACTGACCGGCACCGACAAAGCGGTCCGAAATCTCAGGCAGGAACTTCTCGCGCAGTTGGCGAGCGCCGATGTCACCGATACGATTCACAACCGCGTCGGTGTAGGGGTTCATATAGCTGCCAACCTGACCGGCAGTGCTCTGACCCGCTTGGGACAGATACGGCTGTGCCATGTTGATGCCGGTGGCATTCGTGCTCTGAGAGATGTTCTGAGCGCCCTGCTGCATATAGGGCTGAGCTTGAGTCAGAGCACCTTGAGTGCCTGCGACATTACCAGCCTGAGCGAAAGCCTGCTTCTGCTGATCGGTCAGGGCCGCAACGCGCGGACCCTGGTAGGTCACATAGGGATTGTTCGCCACCGCTTGCTGGTTAGCAAGGATGTCCATGGCATAGTTGGTATACCAATCGGGCAGAACCGTCTCGGTCGTGCTCGACGTGGGGACCGTGGAGACTGAGGACTTACCGTCGTTGAGGAAGTTAGACAACGTGGACATTAGCGACGGCCTCCAGCCAGATACGCTTCCGGCGACTTAGCATTAGCAGAAAACTTGCCGGATGCCAATTTCTGCCCCTTGTGCTTGCGGATGTTGACCCGGAAGTTGTCGAGCTTGTCAGCACCTGCCTTACTCGACCCGTTACCGAGTAGAGCGACAGTCTCAGCGTCGATGACATACTCACCGTCACTCAGCTTGGCGTCGATCTTGTCCTCACGCCCATCGCCAGCACCCTTGACGGCGAAAGCATGAGAGGTCGTGCCGCCGTGCTTGAACTGAGGGGTCTCCACGACGGGCATCTTCACCCCGAAGTTCTGATTGAGCCACTCAGGGCTGTCGATCAGCGACATGCGAGGCTCGTCGTTCAGGATCGTTGAGCGATCAAGGTCGGCATTATACTTCTCGCGCTCGGCGTTGTTCATACCGACATTGGACATGTAGTAATAGCCCAGAGGATCAACGCCTGCGGGAGCCGCTTTCGGCTGCTCCTTAAGACCCGCAAAGTCCAGTTGGAACTGGTTCATGGTCCCATCGGTCGTCGGCTTCATGCTGTCCGTGAACGCCTTGACGCGGTCGGCAGACGCCGCAGCGTCAGCGCCGTGTTCGGCCTGAATCTGAGCAGCGAACTTCTGACGGTAGGAGTCCGTGAGCGCATCCCCTGACAGCGGAGCGGTCGCAGCAGCCGACGCAGGGTTAGCGGGCTGAGGCGGCGTGCCAGTGGACTTTACGGCCAAGTCAGGCGCTACACCCTTCGAGGTCGGGAGGCTTGCCATGCCTGCACTCAGACGTGCTTGCTTCTCAGATTCAGCCGCCGTCATGGGGTCCTGAACGACGAACCTAGCGTTGCTGTTTGTAGGCAGAGCGACAGCGCCGGTAGGCGGCGTGCGGGTCGTAGCGTAACCGGCATAAGGGTTGTTAACGTCGGTCGGCTGATTGCGGAGGTCAAGGACGCCGGGTGTTTGACCATACTTCGCCATGTTCTGGACAGCGAGGTTGGTTGGCATCTGGCCTGTGGCAGTCGTCCCGGTGCCGGTGGTTCCAGTGTTGGTGGTTCCAGTGCCCGTAGACGTGCCGCCACCGGTAGAGGGGTTCGACGGCGTCACTACGAGGTTCGGGTCAGGCGTTACGCCATTCGCACGAACAGGGACGTTGGCGAAGAACGACTGCTCGCCACCTTCACCATATTTGTTCCAGTCCGTAACCGACTTCGACACGTCACGCGGAGCGAGGTTGGCGAAGATACCGCTGGCAGCAGGGAGCGCCTTCTTGAACAGCGCACTCTGCTGGAGAGCAGGGGGCGTGCCGCCACCGGTCGCAAGACCATTGGCTCCAACGCTACCTCCTCCGCCCAGAGCGCCGAGTGCGGTCAGACCGAGTTGAGCAGCGGCGAGGGGGTGAGCAGCGATCCAGGCGCTGATACCGCCAGCAGCAAGTGCGGCGTTCGCTGACGCAAGCATCGCCTCGGTCGTGGCGAATCCGGCAGGAGCGGTGAGCGCCGCACTCGTGACAGCGCCACCGGCAGCAGTGGTCGTCCCAGCAGGGACCGCAGCCTCGCTGGCGATTGTCTCGACGGGGGTCGCAGCAGCCGTCATAGCTCCGGTCCCAAGGGCTCCGGTCGATCCGCTCGAAGCAATGAGACCTGCGGCAACCGCTGCTGGCACACCCATCGCAATCAACTGATTCAGGCTTGCCCCGTTCTTGACGGCTTGGACGACGACCTCGCTGACCTCTGGAGCAAGTTCTGCGCCAAGACTCGGTTGGGTTTCGACGGGAGTTGTCGGTTGAGTGACTACGGAGTCAGCACCGCTACCGCCCGACAGGACTGAGCTTCCAAACGCACCGCCGAGGCCAGCACCAATCGCCCCTTGAACGGCGGTATTAACTGGAGCGGTGACAACCAGTTCACCAATCGTATTGGCGAGAGCATTCGATCCGAGGTTGGCTGCGGTTGAGCCTGCCACAGACCCAGCCGTCGATCCGGCAGCAGAACCTGCGGCATTTCCTGCCGTGTTCGCAGCGGCGTTACCGATAGCCCCACTGACACCCGATGCAATACCCGCCCCAGCCGCGCTCAATAGAGCCCGCTTGGCGGCGTCTTCAATGCTTCGACCCTGACCAACGCTTGAGGCAATCGAACCTAGTGCTGCACCTGCCGCAGCGCCACCAGTAGCACCAAGCGCGGCCAGAGCGCCAAAGCCAGGAAGGAAGATCGCTCCGAGGATCGGAAGCGCCACGTCAGCAAGTTTACCAAGAAGGCTTTGCTTCTTCGGGTCAATGTTGTCCATGGCGGCAGTTTCCCAACCTTTGCCATTATCAATCTGGACAGCCCAAGACGCTTTGCGCCCATCGCTATGCGACACGCCGTTGACCAGCGCGAAGGCTTTCTCAGCAGCGTCAGGGTCGGTGCTTGAGAACACCTCCTGTCCATTGGCGGGGTCGATAACTCGAACTGGACCCTTATAGGCCATGTTCACTTCACCAGCGAAGTCGCCGTCATTGGTGAAGGCTCGATAGGTCGTCGGCTTTACGGCGAGCGCCTGATTCGGCGCAGAGCCCATGTCCATGCCGTCGTAGTTAACAGCGAAGTCAGGCATCAGACATTCCTTTCGAGCATCGTGTAGGCTCGCATGGCCCAATCTCGCCAATCCGAGAACTGGTAGGGGTCAGGGACGTTTTGTTGAGAGTAGTTGCCCCTCAGGAACGCAACGGCCCAGTCTTGCCAGTTATCGTTCTGTAGGCGACCGAAAGCCCATGCGTCTCCGGTAGATAGGATAACACTATCGGCCCAGTCTGTCAGCGACATACCTCTGGGGTCGATCATCCGATGACTGTCCCATCGCCGGGCTTCAGCAGAGCCAGGATCAAGCCCATCTGGTAATCGCCACCGATCACATTGCTCTCGAACCGGAAGCGAAGCTGACGACGCTGACCCTTGAAGTGAACGATCTGGTTCGTCGGTTGAGGCGGAATGTCATAGATTGTGAGCAGTTCACCATCGACCTCAGGGGACCGAGCGTTGGCTCGACCCTTCAGTTGAACCGTCATGTCGCCCGTCTGCACGAAGTCAGGCTCCAGATGGATGACGTTCAGAGCATGGTTGTCTTGAGCCATCACCGGAAGGCTGATGTCGGCGGTCTCGAAATACGACTGGATGGGCTGGAGGTTCAGACCGTCGATCTCGTCAACGCCGTCCTCATGGACCCATAGCTTGTAGAGCAGAATCTCGCTGAACTCAGTGACACGGGCGTCACCGGTTTCCGAAACGCGAGTGTCTCCCGACTCAGAGATACGTCCCTCGTGCTGACTGACCGACGGCTCGACCCCAGTCATCATCGGTTTAGGGAACACCGACGCAGGGGTGCCTGCCGAGCGCCCACCGTTGGGAAGCTCACAGTCATACCAAGTGTCCTCACGGACATTATAGATGACGGCGTGAGAGCATTCCGTGTTGTCGCCACGCGGGTAGCACCACCAGATTTCCCCGTAGCGAGGGACCTTGGTGGCAAACACCTTCTGACGGTATTGCATATTGATGCCGTCGAAGAACCAATTCAGGTTCAGCGCATTGGGCACTTCACGCACAACGCCGTTGAACATCAGGAACCGGTCGATACCGGCCCAGAAGAAGATGCCGTCATACTCAATGACCGACTCAGCCGACAGGATCGAGGACTGCGTCGAGATCGTGTCGAACTGGAAGATCGCATCGCCACCAACGAAGGAGGCTCGCACCACAGCGTCAGCGGTCCAGAACAAACCGGACGGCGAGTTGCCGGGACCGCCACGGAGCGGGAGGCCCTTGATGATCTTCTGAGAGGCGACGTTCGCAGAGCCCGAGCCGGTTCCCGTATAGTCAGTCGGATCGCCAACAACGCTCCAGGCCACATACCCATCATTGCCGTAGATGAAGGTGTAGGGATGGAGCGAGACGACACCGCCTGTGACGTTATACCCGGTAGGCAGCAGCGTCACTTCGGTGAGCGGATCGGTCCCGAGCAGACTTCCATAGAACAGTTGACCACCTTCGTTGTTGGTGATGTTCAACAGGTTCGGAGCCACCTGAGCGATGATCTGATTGCCTGTAGGATCGCTGTCTACGTCGAACTGCCACATGTTATTGTCATCGACAGTCAGGGTTAGCGGCGTCCGGTCAGTGACGACGCTCGTGTTCCCGTCGTTGTCGATATAGAGGCGCTCGACCTTCGACGCAGACCCTGAGTGGATGTAGGTGAAACCGTTCTGGGTATAGGCGTTCAGTGAGCGACTGATCTCGGTGAGATAGCGACTCGCTGAACGATAGCCTCCGATCTTGCGCGGCAAGCCGCGTTGGAACCGGACCCATTGTCCGTCAACGTAGGCGTCACCCTCGAACCTGGTACCATCACGCTTGATGCCAGGTAGCGATTTGATCTGGAGGATTGAGTCAGGCATCAGCCGTTAGCAGCCTTGTAAGCAGCAATGTCAGCGGCATAGCTCTCACCGATCTGGGCCTTGAGGGCGTCCAGAACGCGACTGGCCTTCTTCTGCTCGACCTTCTCGGTGCGAAGCAGACCGACGATACGGTCACGATATTGCAGGTCGGAGATCGTATCGACGGTCTCGTCGGTCATGGCTGCGGGCAGTTGCTCAATCGGCGTGGCCTTGTAGTCCAGCAGATTGACCGGCCAGTCCTCAGTTGGAAGGGCGAGAAGCATGACGCTGTAGTTGTCGATATTGACCTGATAGCCATAGACCTCAGCCTCACGATGGAAGGCGTTGGCGACGAGGTTGGCTTTGTGCTCGGAGTCGGTGATCATTGTAAGTGTTCCTTAGTTAAAGGCGACGCCGTTTCCGTCGCCGGTAGGACGGGTGGCAGGATCAGAAAACTTCGTTCCAAAGCCTGCGGCCCAAGGATAGGCGCTGACGCGCGGGGTAGTATTGTGTGCGATGGCGATTGCAGAACCATCTGCCGAAAAGGCTACAGCGTTACCGGTCGAAGCAGGCAACGTCGCGGGATTGGCGTATTTGGTCCCAAAGCCTGCCGCCCAAGGGTAGACTGACGTGAACGGCGTTGCCCCGTGAGCAGTGGCTATGGCTCCACCGCCGAATGCGACACCGTTGACGGTCCCGGTCGGAAGGGTGGCCGGATCGGAATACTTCGATCCAAAGCCCGATGACCACGGATAGACGTTGAGTCGGCTGCTCCCGGAGTAACCAACCGCAACATCGCCCGAAGATGAGAAGGCTAAGCAAGCCCCTGCCGTAAACGGCAATGACGCAGGATCGGAGAACTTACTTCCGAAACCTGCCGACCAAGCGTATGCCTCAATGTATGGGGTCGAATCGGTAGCGACGAACGCAACGTCGCCAGTGGCCGAAAACGTAACCGCGTTACCAGCACCTGCTGGGAGCGTGCCAGGATCGGCGTATTTGCTACCAAACCCAGCCGCCCACGGATAAGCGCCGATGTAAGGAGAGGCTCCGTCTGCAACGAGGACCGTATTTCCAGACGGAGAGAAGTTGACACTTCTCGCAGAACTAATACCGGAAGCGTTGGTGTATTTTGTCCCAAAGCCCGAAGTCGTCCACGGATAGGCATAGATTGTCAATCCTGCCGCAATCGCCACATCTGACCCTGACGGCGTGAAGTCAACGCTGTTACCGGTCGTTGCAGGCAGTGACGCCGGGTCGGCCACCTTCGTTCCGAATCCCGCCGTTGACCACGGGTAGGCAGTCACAAAGGGTGTCGTGGCGTGAGCTACAGCAATCGCCGTGCTAGGTCGAACCCCTTGTGAGAAGCCGAACGCCTTTGCCGACATCGCGCCGATGAAGGTGATTGAGGGCATCTAGGCGAACTTCGTCTGAGAGGCGAGGACGGTGAAGGTCGAAGCGCCGGTCTTGATGATCGTGTAGCTATAGGCATCGACGCTCGAAGCGTTACCTACCGAGGGGGCTGCGTTCTGCCACTTGGTCGTGACCCCGGAGGTCGTCCCGTCAACCTGAACGACGTTGTTGTAATAGGCTGTCGCGCCATTGGTCACGAGGAAGACGACCGTGACGCACTGCCCCGTGCTCAGAGCAGTGTTCATGGTGGTCCCAGACGAGTGCCTCAGGTTCACGGTCCAGTTGGCCGCAGCGTTGGACGTGTAGTAGAGGACGCTCTGGGTCGAGACATCGTAGTTGATCGTTCCGGTCGCTGCCGTGGCAGACACCGTGGCGACTTCCGCAGCGTTCGTGAACAGTGCCGCATTGACCGAGGTTGAGCCACTGAAGGTCTGCTTGGCCGTGAAGGTCGTCGCAGTCCCAGGAGCGACATAGTCCGTGCCAGCCGTCGCAGCGGTCATGGCCGAAGTGCCGTTACCTTTGACGATACCGGTCAGGGTCGTAGCGCCAGTGCCACCGTTCGCAACGACGAGCGTGCCGCCGACGGTGATCGCCCCAGACGTAGCAGTCGAGGGCGTCAGGCCAGTGGTGCTGAACGAGATCGTCGTGACGGCAGAGGACACCGAACTCCAAGCCGGTAGGCCACCGCCCGACACGGTGAGGGTCTGACCCGTCGTGCCGATACCCAACTTGCTGATCACCCCAGAGGCCGAAGCGTAGAGGATGTCGCCGGTCGTGTAGGAGGTGATGTTCGTGCCGCCGTTGGCGACTGCCAGAGTGCCGGTCAGGGTGACAGCCCCAGACGTGGCGCTCGACGGAAGCAGCCCAGTGGTCCCACCGCTGAAGGTCGTTACAACATAGCTGGAGTCCGTCGTCCAAGCCGGTGATCCAGCGACAACCCTCAGAGACTGACCGCTCGAACCGATGCCCAGCTTGCTCAGAGCCGCAGAGCCCGACGCATACATCAGGTCGCCGGTCGTGAACGAGGTTATACCAGTCCCGCCATAGCCAACGGCTTGAGTGCCAAGAGCGGCTTGACCAGCAGCCTGAGAGGCTGCGGTGAAGACCCCAATGCCGACGGACGAGCCGCCCAGGTTGATGAGGGCTCCTCCTGCGGTCGTGGAGCCCGTGCCACCCTCGCTGACAGCAACAGGGGTGGAGATGCCCTGCGTGTCGGCTTTGACCAGATTAGTGCCGTTGCAGTAGTAGATGCCCCGTGAGCCACGGGTCACAACCAGAGCAGGACTCTGGGTAGAGGTCCGAACCGAGAGGGTGTAGCTACCCCCCGTCGTGCTATTGGTGATCCAGTATTGTTGGGTCGTCTTGGGAACGACGACCTCCATGTTCGCAGTCAGGACACCTACGAAGTCATAGGCGATCCGATTAAGCTCAGAGCCCGAGAGGGTGTAGGGCGTTGATTGGCCGGTCAGGCTGATCGAGGTGTAGTCGAAAGCAAAGACCGCCGACTGACCAAGTCCGATAGTCCACCACTCAGTCCCGTCGGTGACGATGGTTGCGCTGTCGTCAGGAAGCAGGACGAGGTTGGTTGACTCGTTGATCGTCTCAGAGCCTGCGGGCTCGATAGTCAGGTTGCCCGTGCCGCCGTTGCGGACAGACATGAACCAGTTGTTACCGGCTGTGGCCGCAGCGGGAAGCGACAGAGTCCCGACGCCACCGGTCCAGACATAAGCCGATGCGCGGTCGGACTCACCTGCCGTATAGTCCGAATTAAAGGTCGTTACCGGCGTCGTCTGGTCGAGGAGGCTCCCGTTCGCCTCAAGACCCGCTCCAGCAAGAGCCGAAGCCTGCGCTTGTGCCGTGGATGCTCCGAACTGAAACGTGCGCCACACACCAGCCGCAGTGCTGTTGTCTACGAGATAGAGTTCCCACTGGGTCCCAGAGGCCAGAGAGATGAGTGTAGCCCCGGCAGACCCCTTCACCGTGACGGTGTAAGGTCCCAGGTTATTGAACAGGATCGTTTGCCCGACGCCGGTCAGGCTCGCATCCGGCATGGTGATCGAGTAAGCCGCAGACGGCGTTACGTCGATAATCCGAGCGACGATGTCCGATCCGGTGGACGCTTCGAGCGGCCACTGAAGGGTCGTGTTGGCGTCCAGCGCCAAAGCCAGATAGGACACATCCGACGGGTAGATGGTGTTGCCACCAAAGGTCTGAGTAAACGTCGTCACCTACGCCTCCTTGCGTGCTGCGGAACGGTCGAGCACCTTGCCCAAATCCTCACCGTTAAGCATGGCTGCGGCGCGGTCATACATATCCTGCCAGACGGGGATGCGCTCGTCGTTCTTGATGAACGGCGTCGCTTCGAGCAGAGTCCCGTAGAGCAGCAGTTGCGGAGCGAACTCCGTGATCCAGTTCGTCTGGATATTGTCGTCCAGCAGGGCTGGAAGTTCGTAATACAGAATCTCGAATGGGTAGTCCGCGTCGGGCGTAGGGCTCACAAGCCAATGCGAGTAGTCGTAATCCGAATAGAAGACGGGCGTGTCAGTCTGAGTCGCATCCGGCCAGTATTTACGCAGATACTCATAGTCCCGAGTGAACAGCGTCTGGTAGGTGTTGTTCGAGGTGCCGGTCCCAATGCTGAACGACACCGTGTCACGCCACCGGTCGGGCTTGTCATAGACTGACTGCCCAGAGGTCAGAGTGCCATTGACGACATTGATAAAGCCTTGGACCTTGAGTTCACGAGCGATCCGACGCTCGGCAAGGTTAATCAGACGGGGAAGTTGCTCATAGACAACTGCGTCAGAAGCAAGCGTGTCACCCCGCTCAAGGTAACGCCGCACATCTTCTTGCAGCGTCGTGAATGTCATAGTGGTCGCCATACAGCACCTGCTTGAGAGCTATTTGGTCGCCGCACCTTTAGGCCAGGCTTCGACCGTCAGTCTATGCCTTTTAGCGCAATCCGCATAGGCTGTCACGGTTTCGATCTCCCACGTCAGCCTTGCTGGGTCGAGCATTGGCTCAGGACGCGGGCTAAGATCAGGACAACTAGCTGCCAGATTTGCCTGTAGCTTCGGCGTTGGCGTGAAGAAGCGCGTCATCGAGCACCCGCACAGCATCAGGCACAGGGGCACAATCATTAGAGACTTCGACATCTCGGTAAATCTCCCGAACAGTGTTTGTTGCCTTATCCCTACGAGCAAGGGCCTGAGCGCGGAAAGCTTCATACTCCTCAGCCTTGACCGCCATCCTCGCCTCAGCCAGTTCTAGCTGCTCCTGAGCCTGTTCTAGTTGCTTGGCGTGAGCCGCATCTGCAATCAGGTCTCGGAGTTTATAGCCGCCGCCCAGCCCGAGTAACAGGGCAGCGGCGCAGAATAAGGCGACGATGTTAAGAGGCATCCGCTTTAGGCTCCGTGCTGTTGGTTCCAGTGACGAGTGCCATGACCGCTGCACCGGTTGCGGGGAATAGGATCGCTAATCCCGCAAGGTCGATGGGGAGGCCGTGAGTGACCATCAGGATCGGCGTGGCGAGTCCAGACAGCAGCATGGGGAGCGAGTAGATGCGCCCGATGCTCCAGGTCTTGCCGTCAGGGCCGGTGAACAGGTCAGTGACGATCTTCATACCGGTAGACCCTCCGAGTAGACGGTCTTGCCGTTAACAGATGTTGCCGTCAGTTCCTGATTGCGATTGGCTCGCTTCGCACAATAGGAGACATGAACCCAGCCGCTGTCAGCCACACCGGGCTTGGGGAACTCGCGGATGACCTGATCGTGAGGGACGTGCAGAGCGATGTAGCGAGCAAGCTCGTTGTTGCTGACGCCGGGAATCTCGATGTCAGCAGCCTCGCCCTTGCAGTGCTGAGAGGTCTCAGCGCCACCAGTTGCCTTGTTCAGAGCCGGGCCACGGAAGCCAGAACTGATCACCACAGGGCGATTGAAGTGAATACGGAGCGGCTCAAGGACGTTGTCGCAGAGCGCCTTCAGCGCATCTTGCTGCGCCTTGGTGGGTTCGTTCTTGATACCCAGACGCTCGCCGGTCTGGCTCTTGGTCAGTTCTTCGAGGGTGAAGTGAGGAGACAGTCGCATCAGGTGCCTTTGGAGAACCACAGTTCAGGATGAGTTATGATCGAGCCGATGACGCCAATGGCAAGGACGACCGCCGCGATAGCGCCGATGACCTTGGACCCGACCTTGGCGATACCGAGCAGAGTGCTTCCAGCTTTCCAGGCGTCGGCCAGACCGCTGATGTCAGACTTCAAAGCGCCGTGCTCACGGATCATGGTCTGAAGGTCAGCATGGATCGTCGTGATCCGCTCGTCCATCTTGTCGAGCTTGTTCGTGAACTTCGCCATGTCGTCGCTGTCCACGACGCGGCTGGCCTTGACGACCTCGCTAATCAGGTCAAGGTCTTTGGCTGAGATCGTCACGTCGTCTGTTCCTTCAGGCGTGCGTGGTGGCCCCTTGCGCCGAGGAGAACGCTTAGGGGCCACCACGCCCAACGGGGAGCACGACCGTTGGTCATCGAGGTGCATTACGGCACCAATGGGACATCGGGCCGGGTGAATCTCAGAGTGATCTGATCCGGCTGACGGGCGGGGAGTCGATAAGGATCGAACTGATCAAGGTCGACGCTACAAACCATCAGACCGGGGGAGTTGGGATCGGGCTTAAGATCATCAAGGGAAAACTTGCGACTGCACCTTCCACATAGGCCCAACCCTAGAGTTGTTTTTCCGCGTGTATCTAGATAAACGGGCATGGTGCTTACCTAACGGATTATTGAGTATATGCGCTGATATTAGGCGAAATCATCATAGGCGAGTTGTCACGCTCCTCAGCCTGCGCGATGTAAAGCGCCTCCTTGGCCTTGGCCTCCAGCGTCGGGATCATCTGCGGATTGGCTTCGGCATATTCCAGTGCGAGCTTGGCAGCAAGCAGAGCGACGATGGCTTCATACCACCGCTGAGGAACTTCGAGTTCTTGCGTCATGGTGCCAACGTCCATGATCTGACGATGACGCCATACGGTCAGTTGGTAGACGGTCGCTGCGGCATTAGGCACCGGCCAGAGGTGCATGATCGGCTGACGGACCTGACGGTCGAACCAGTATTGCAGAGGGCGGTTGTTCTGGAACGCCTTGTTCGGGAGGTTCGTATAGTCGTCGCGGTTCAGACGGGCCAGCGGGATTTCTGTAGGCTGGTTACCAAGGTAAATCTGGTCGAAGGACAGAGTGCCGGAAGTCGCTCGGACGCGGAAGTATAGCGTCGATTGCGATGAGTCCAGATCATACCAGGTCCACTCACCAGCAGATGCGACTGGTGTTTCGGTCTGAATCGTTTCCCAGGTTGCACCGTCGTCCGAACGCTCTAAGGCGATGGGGACCGCCGTAGCAGTCCAGAAGATGCCGACCGTGGACACGAAGGTGGTGGAACTAAACTCGACCTGACGGGTTGTAGAGGTGTCAGTGTTGGTCCCCGTGACCTCTTGCAGGTAGCGCAGATTGGCATTGAGGATGTCTACGGTGCCAATGGGCGTCGTGACTTGTCCAACGCCGTCATAGAGCGGGTAGATTTGCTTCTCGATGCACCACAGCGGCGTGCCTTGGTTGGCAAGGTCACTGAGCAGCAGATAGAGGCAGTCGTTCGCCACCTCGACGTGTTCCGCCGAGAGCGTCTGCGGCGGCATCTTGCAGCGCCGCGCAGCGTTCTCAATCACCTTACGGGTGTTGAAGACCGTGGTTGAGATGGTGTCCGAGAAGGCCATGGCTTAGGACCAACGGGACTTGCCGCCCTTGGCGTAACCTGCACGACCCGACGGCTTCATCGTCATATCGCGCAGAGACTGAGCACGGCCAGCAAGGAGTTCGCCACCCTCTTGCTTGTGCTCGGCACGCTCCTTGGCTTTGGACTCTTTGCCTTCGTGCTTCTTCATCGCAGCCTTGGAGGTATAGACCTCCTTGCTACCCTTCTCGACGACCTTGCCACCCTTCTTGTAGGCTTTGGTCGTGGGGAGAGCAGCCATTTGTGCGCTGGTCGGACGTGCAGGTGCCGGGGGAGTGCCCGTAGAGCGGGCAGCGTCTGCGGCACGATTGGCTAGGTCACGAGCAGTCGGCTGAGGATTGACGCCCAAGCGCCGAGCAGAGTCAGCGGCATAGTTATCACGCCAAGCCTGAGGTAGACCGCCCTTGCCGATGAGCGGACCCTTCGGAGCAACAGGCATAGCCGGACGAGCAGGTCGCGGAGGAGCAAGACGACCGTCGTTCGTATTCTGATTGGTCAGAGGCTTGCCGAGTGCAGGCATACCGCCCGAAGCGACGGGAGGCACAAGGCCACCGACTGCGAACTTCTTACCACCACGCTCACCGGGAGCCTTGTCCTCGCTCTCACCCAGGATCATTGAGTCCGTGACACGGGGCGTAGACTTGCCGGGCGTGATGATCCGAACAGCCTTGGCAGCAGCCACGTCCTTTGACGTAGCAGGGCGAGTGGGGACCTCGTCATAGCCATGACCAGACTGAGTCTTGGTGCTGTTCTTGAAGCCCTTCATGGCTCAGTCTCCAACCAGTGTTCTGTAATCTATACAGGGAAATTGCGGGATTGCACAGAGCGGACCAGTCCACCTCGTGCGAATGACTGAGGCTGCTTGGGTAAGGACCCCAAGCCACCTTGCTGAGGGGCAGGTGCTGGCATCGGTGGCCTTGGTGCCATCTGCTGCTGAGGCATAGCCATTGAGGGCGGAGCCATAGGCTGAGGACCTTGACCCTGTGGCATAGCACCCTGTTGCAGCGGACTTGGAGGTTGTGGCTGTTGAGCAGGCTGCTGTTGAGGCTGACGCGTATAGGCGATAGCGTCCTCGATCTGAGCCTTGACGTGCTGTGCTCTGCGGCCAAGGGACAAGTCGTGCATGATCAGTCCAGCTTGAACCACTTGGTGGAGGACGAGATGTAGATATAGCGCACAGCGGTAGCAGCAGCCAAGGCTGTCGTCGCCGTGTGAATGGTCTGACCGGTATTGGGGTTCAAGGTAAGCGCCGTCACAGCCTTGGTCGATGAGATCGTAACGACGAAGCCGTCGGCAGGGGCTGCGGGCATAGTGATCGTGCCAGTAGCCAGGACGCCGGCAGGGTCAAGCACCAGTTGCTGGACGCCTGCACCAATGGTCAGTGCGAACCCGGCGATGGGCACGTTGTATGTGTATGACTGCTTGTCCACATAGGTCTTAACCTGTGAAGCAAGGAGCGAGACGGTGCTACCTGACTGCGTCGATTCAAAGAGTTCGGTGCCGGTAAGCGCAGTCCCAGCCGTCATTTCGCTGATCTTCAGGTCAGCCATCAGTAAGCTCCTGCCGTGGTGATTGCCTGAAGTTCGCTATTGGCGAACGCACGCGGGTAGATGACGATGCGACGGATGGCTGCATTGAGGGTGTGAGCTGTGTTTCCACCTTCCCAACCAACATCAATCCGCGTCATTGCCGGTTGAGAGTTTGCGTCGGCCGCGACAGTGTTTGCATTTGTCACAACCGACCTACTCGATGCGGTCCAGGTTGAAGCGCCCCTGTATGCCGCCCCAGATGAAGGTGCTGGAGTACCGACCAGAGAGGTCGTTCCATTATAGATCCCGACCCCTGTGGGGGCTGCGTGCAAGAGCGTTACAGTGGTCCCATTCGCACCCAGAATACGCACATTTTGGGCACTCGGTGGCCATATGCCTTCGACAAATGCCGTCCCGACACTTGGTATGGAAATGGGGCTGATCGACCCCACATCAGCCGCCCGCGTGACAGCGACGGAGGTCGTGGGGATTGGGGAGGTGGCGAAGGAACCGGCCTGGAGGTCGGCTTGCCATATGTAAAGACCTGACACACCGTCGCCCGTGTAGCTATTCAGACCCAGCGTCGATGAATTGCTCAAGGCCAGATAGGCGGACCCGGCACCAGTTGCGGTGAACGTCGCTGTGCAGCGATACCAGCCATTGCCAACCGATGTGATTTCAGAGGTCAGATATTGAGCCCCGGAGGTTGCAGTGACTGTCCCAGCTTGAACGTCAAAGGTCGCCGTATAGACCCCTGCCCCTTGGAACGAGAGAACCAGGTATCGTTTCGACCCCGATCCCGTGGCCTTGGCATAGACGACGTGCGCGTGAGTTGCCGCAGAACCTTTCACCTGATTGACAAAGTGGAAGTTGGCAGACGCCGCTTCAACCATGAGATCAGCAGTTGACGTGCCGTCGGGTGCAGAAGTCTGGTTCGCTGTGACCGTGACCGCCGTTTTAGTCCATGCCGCGTTATCGAACTCTTGCGAGTAGGTGTAGAGGTTCGTCCGCGCCTCCTCCGCCCAATACCCTGCATCCGTGATGCGGGGGGTGGCGACCGTGACGGCAGCCGTCGTCGTGGGGATGTAGGTGGAGGCCGTGGAGCCTAGTTCTAGTTGGGCTCCCCATGCGTAAATGCCGGAGGTTCCGTCGCCGGTGTAAGACGGACTTGATGCCGTGGCGACGTTATCCAACAGAAACACGCGACCTTGGACACTAGCCGATGCGTCAGATGTGCCGGTTAAGGTTACTCGGTAGTATCCATTGCCAGCAGCAACAACAGTCGCTGACGCGGCGGTGAACCCACCGGCAGTTGAGGCCGCGCTTAGAAGTGCCCCGGTCGACAGATTGACGCCCACCTCAACACGATCACCAGACGCCGCGCCGTTCATCCACAACGCAGCACGGGTTCTGGTGTCTGCCTTGAGATAGACACTGAATGTGTATGTCGTAGCGACAGTCGATTTAGCAGACGCCTGAATGATTGCGTGGCTGGATGCAGCCGCAGCCTCAACAATCTTGTCAGCAGTTGTGGTGCCGTCAGGTGCCGTTGTCGCATCGGCAGAAATAGTGGCGGACGATTTTGTCCACGACGCATTGTCGAGCGTCTGCGATTGCAGCAGCAGGTTCGTATAGCTCGGGAAGAACTGAAGCGACCCATCAGCCCGTGCCGCATAGGACCCCGTGCCAGCAGCCGTGCCGCCCGTGTAGGTCCAGCCGGGGACCCTATCGACCAAGGGGTAAGTAGCCCCATTGAGCATGTAGTAGGGCTGGCCGTTTGAACGGCTACCTACGAAGTCCAGAACAAGTTGCGCGCCGCTGTAAGGCGCTGCCGAGTTCAGCAGTATCTTCCTGACAGACGGCTTCATACGATTAAACCGCTGCCGAGCAGACAGTCACCTTATACACTTCGGAGTTCGATGCGGGCGTGTAGCCGGTCGCCGTGACCAGATATCCGTAGAGGGTCGAGGTCGTCAGGGTCAGCATCTTGCCGACCTGGTTGGCTTCCACATAGAGCGTAGCCCCAAGGTCCACGGGGGTGCCTACGATCACGTTGCCAAGATAGACAGACCTATCACCGGAGGGCAGGTCGAACGCAGCATTGTCCGCAATGGCCGACGGCGGCGTCGCTGAATACAGATGCAGGGTGAAGTAGGTCATCCCCGTCGGGATAGCCGCGATGTCCAGTTCAAGCCGAACGCCCGTAACCAGCACCGAACCTGCCGTAGGACCAGCAGAACTAATCGTCAGAGCCCCACCGACCACGTCCCCAGCACTATAGGCCGTCGTGTTCGCCGGTCGGGTGATCGTGACCGGAGCTACATAGCCGCCATTGACGCTGCCGTCAGACCCGACGATGAACACACCACGAGCCAATGCGTCAGTGCTGTTCAGGGTCGGCGTTGCGAGCGCGGTGGTCGTGACGGACACTACTGGAGCGTAGCGGTCAAGTTCCTGCTCTTTAGAGCGAAGTGCCATCCGTGGCTCCTATGGAAGTGAACAACTCCCACGCTATGACAGCGTGTGAGTTGCTAAGACTTAGACGCCCGTCGTCTGGACGTATTCGATAGCCAGGAACACGGAACCAGCGGTCGGCTGACCAACCGACGTGACCGTGACAACCAGGGTGGTGTTGGTCGAAATGTTGCTCATGGCGAGAAGCTGAGCAGCCGAGAAGGTCGGAGCAGCACGGCCAGCGGTCTTGGCATTGACCGAACCGGCATACTGGGTGCCGCCAGAGGTGGTGCCGACGGTCAGGGTGGCCGACGTGGCGCTGTTGTAAGCGGTCAGAACGTCGATGTTCATACCGACGATGATCGAGTTGGCGGGCAGGTAGAACGTAGCGTTCTGGACCAGAGTCCCGTCATAGTTCAGGGTAGCGGTCTGAACCAGTTGAGCAAGGCCGATATTCGACCCGCCCGAGACACCAGCAGCCTTATCGCCGGAGGCGAGCGGGCCTGAGAAAGTAGTTTGAGCCATCAGGGCCTCCATGGAGTTCAGGAGACCATAGCATACCCTGATGGCTTGTGACTAGTGGGGCGTAAAGGTCCAACGCTTCTTACCGCAGTCGAACACGCGCTGTGCTCCAAGAAGGAAAGTCATCTCCCGTTCGGTGCGATGATCAGTCTTAGGATCGAAGACTTCGTCTGAGCCGATTTCCTTGATGCGCTTGGGGATCGACTTGCGTTGCCAAGCGGATTTCGGAAGCAGCCCGATCTTCTGGTGATAGACCTGATAGTCAGGCTCCGTGACTTCCTCAAGCTTGAAGCCAAGTGCTTCATACATCCCACCGTCGAAGTAGCGGTTGTCCGAGAACGACTTGATGACCGACGGATTGTGCTCACGGATGAAGGCGGTCATCAGCCTGGTTGCCCCTCCACGGACATTTATACGGGTTGCATAGCGGCTAAGTGTCCAAACCCGTTCAGAATTAGCACCACGGTCATTGGCTCCGAACGTGAACCTCATGCACGCAACCATCTTACCCGAATACATCAGAGCGTAGTGCTCACCGCTGCCCGCACCGCCCTGAGGGTGATAGCGGTCATAGAACTCGACAGCAGTATTGTGGTCCACTTTCACCAACTCACACTTCCGAGCCATGACGCTGCCACGGGACTTGCCCAGAGCATTGCGAATTAGGTGCTTCAGGGCCTTCGGACGATTGAGCCACTCGCTCTCATAGATCGTCAGAAGCCTGATACCCTTCGCTCGACAGGCTTCATACTTCTCCAAGTGACGTTTACGGTCCTTGCGTTCCTCCTCGATGGAGGAGGCTCCGTGCCAGTATTCACCGCAATACTCGATTGCGAGTTTGCGCTCAGGGATATGAATGTCCAGTTCCTTGCCTCCGAGCGTTGCGCGGTCACGAGATATCGGCTCGCAGAAGATGGACACGAAATTGAAGATAGCCGCTTCGCCCTTGGACCGATGGTGTGAGCACTCAGGGCAACCGTGAGCCCTCCAAATGTGATGACCTGGAGCCTGCTCGAAGGGGCCGTGCTTCTTGCAGATGATCGTGACCTTGGCCTTCTTACCCGCATAGACCACTTGACTGTAGTCGTAGGTGTCACCGTGAACGGCACGAGCTTGAGCGACGAAGGTGAAGGCATGGCGAGCGATCTTTACGGCAGAGACTTTGGCAGACGCCTCTGCGCGGTTTTCGTATTTCCCTTTCCTAAGATTTGCACAGGCTGAGCAACCCTGCTTGTTGTTGATGTGATTCGACGGAAGGATTTCAAAGTCCCCGTGAATAGGGCAGGTCACAATAGATCTACGGTGCGTTGTCGTATAAACAAAGCGGTCGTACGAATAGAAACTGTTGTGTACCTTTTTGGCTCTAGCAATCACTTCGTCCTGCGGCACACGACGCTTTGCCACTCGAACCTCAGCGCCGCACTCCTGACAACCTGAGCCTCCAGTCTTACGAAGTTGGCCGCTGTATTGCTTGAACACGCCATGCTTGGGACACACGATCCCAGTTATAGGGTCCAGTGCGCCTGTGTAGACCGCATTGCTGAAATCGTAGCGTTCGAGGGTTTCCTTGGGGAACTTGGAAATTACAGTTTGGAGACTTTGAGACATATAGGGTTAGATTCCTAAGGTTGATTGTTCAACACTGTAGGCTATAAACTCAGTCCCGTCAAGCGCTCAATAAAAAAGCCCCCGGCGTGAACCGGGGGCCGAAAACTTCAATGTTTTCAAGTAGTTACTACACGCCGGCGGTACCGAAGACCCCCCTAGGGTCAGTCCATCCGAACGCATAACGCTCAGTGCTCTTGTACCTCATACTGTCCGTGTCGAAGTCGCCCTCCATACTCTTTTCAAGACCACGACGCTTAACGAGCTTGAGGCCCTCAGGCGCATCGGTCTTGATCCACCAAGCCGTGGTCGAGGTGATACGGGAGAGGTTGCCTTGACCCTCGTCCAGCATACCCATCGACTTGACGGGGTTGATGTCGTTGTTCGCAGTGCCAGCCCGCAGGACGGACTTGAGGAGCACTTCGGCCTGGAACACGTTCGACGGACCCGTAACGATCTTCTTCGGGGTCAGACGGATGCGCTTGCCGTTGTTGTCCACAGCGTTGCGAATCTGAACGAGCATTTGCTCCAGCGAGGTCTGCGAGAGGTTCGCAGCGGTGGAGAGCACGTTCGAGAAGGTGCCGGTGGCAATCGGGTGAGAAGCATTCACCAGAGAGACGCCGTCGCCTCCGACGTAGGACGAGTTGAACGCACGGTTCAGGACGTTAGCGCCAAGGGTTTCCTTGGTCTCGACCATGGACTGGGCGAGGTGCTTGGCGTAGGTCTGACCGATACGGACGTGATCGCCGTCTTCCACGAGGACCTTGGTCAGGGCGAAAGCCAGACCGTAGACCTTGTAGAGATAGCGCTGGATGAACAGCACGCCACCGGACTGGTAGACGACAGGCATACCGTCCGGGAGTTCCGGTGCAGCACCGAAACCGAACTGGACGGGTTCTTCGTGGTAAGCACGAGCGATGCCGGTGATCTCGTCGAACACCTGCTTATACTCGTCGGCACGCTGATCGTAGATGCCGTCAAAGCTCTTGTTGAGGATTGGCTCAACAATCGATCTGAAATCACTGCTGCGCATGGGAGTAGCCATTGATCAAAGCTCCCTTAGTAAGCGGCCACGTCAGCGACATTCTGATGTTCGCTGATTTGGACCTGAGCGATGACGTAGGTGTCACCCCAATTGTTGTCGGGACCCGGCGTGATACCGAGCAGGCGGAACGAGGCGTTGGCCGCAGCAGTCGAGACACCGAGCATCATAGCCGAGATACCCACAGTGGAGTTACCGGTGCCGATGGTGGTGAAGTCATACTGCTTACCAATGTCGGTGACGGCCAGAGCCGCATCGGATTGGATTTCATACACGATGGTCGGGTCAACAGTGACGTAAGCCACGATATCGGTGCCAGCGGTAGAAGCGGTCCACTTGTTGGAGTAACGCCGACGACCGTCAGAGTCGGTGAACTCGACGCCTTGGAAGGTGCCGATGAAGCGATCACCAACAGCGGCAGCGCCAATCGTGCCTTCGCCGGTAGACGAAGGAATGATCTTGACCGGCTGATTCTGGAAGATGTTCGTAGCGTATCCGGTCAGGATCGACATGGCAGTCGGACGAACCGTGCCAGAGGGCGAGTAGACCGGACGCAGCCCGAACGGGGCTGAAGTCGCAGACATGAATTACCTCATTGATGTGAGGTGAATGGGAAACCGCGCTTAGGTGAAGATACCGCGGCGCGGAGCGGATTGACGCAGGTCTGAGTAACCTTCTTCCTCGTAAATCTCGACGTTGTCGCGGGCACCCTGGTTACGGATGAAGTCCGCAGTGTCGGAGAGTTTACCTTCTTCACGGTTAGGTGCGTCGTGGTGAGCTTCCTGCATGAACATCTCGTAGAGGCTCATGGGTAGCTTAAACGCGAGCATCTCGTTGACACCGATCATGCCCGCCCATTCGCCGGTCTTCTGAGTCGCGTATTCCATACCGGGGACTTCCTCGGGACGGACGGGCTCATAGCCAAGCTGCATCCGGCGATGGATGCTGTCGCGGGTGTTGGTCGTGGTCAACCAGCAAAGGTGCCAACCCGGAATAACGGGAAGGTCAGGCAGTGCGTCGTTGAAAAGCTGGTTCTGGAACATCCTCAGCCTGTCGTTATCGCTGATTACCCGGTTCTCAGTGACCTGACGGTCCTCTGATTGACGGGAGCGCCGACTGGCTCCGACTTCCTTCGCAAGGCGATCATCTACTTCCATTGTGGCTGGCTCCTTTAGCTGGCCGAGTTCTTGTCGTAGTCGTGATACGCCCTGAGCATCTGGTTCCTGAGAGCAGTGTCTTCCCAGTAACCAGCATCAATCATAGCCTGCTTGCGTTCGGGTGTCACGAAAACTTGCTTACGGGTAGATTGAGGGGCGTGTTGACTTGCCGTTCCTTGGGGAGGAGCCTTGCGTTTGGCAGGCTGATCTCTCTGAGTTGACGGCTGTTCGGATTGACCCAGACGACGATTAAGACGACGGGTCAGTTCTTCGTAGTATTCCACAGAGCGCGGATCATATCCCTCGTTGGGGAGAACCCGGTCGATGGCGAGAGCAATGGCGCTCTCCTCGGTTCGACCATTGGGGTCGAACCAGGGGTTGGCAGCAGCCCACTCCTTGGCAAGGGACTGAACACGAGGGTCAGGACCTTGCGGTTGAGGCGTAGAGACCTGCTGCTTGGCCGCTGCGATCTGCATGAGGCGGGATTGAGCCTCCTCCTTGAGGCGCATGGCAGCAACCACATCTTCGCCATTACCAGCCTCTACGGCACGAGCGATAATGCTGGTGGCCTGCTGGACTTCGCGCTGGGCCTCGTTGAACCGCTGGTCGAGCATCGAGGCGGTCTGAGTATTTACCGACCCCTCGATAGCGTTGACGCGCTCCATGAGTTGCTGGTTCTGCTCACGCAGAAGCTGGAGTTCGCGCTGGGCTCGCTCCTTGGCAGCTTTCTGGACTTCGCGTCGCTTGCGGTTCTTGGACGAGGTGGCAGTGCGCTCCTCCTCGTCATCTTCGGACTCTGCGAGTTTGGAATCTTCCTCGTCGTCAGAGTCTTCAGGTTCTTCGGCCTCTTGGGCTTGAGGTTCTTCCTGCTGAGGAATCTCCTCGGTATCAAGCTCTACAATTTCGAGTTCGTCTTCGGGTTCTTGGTCGGACACAGCTTTTCCTTTCTAATGGCAGCTATGCAAAGTGACGTGAGGGATTACACGCCGATTACAGGAACGCCCGCATGGCGAGGGGATCGCCGGTAATGCGCCCAATAATGTCGAGGTCGTTGAAGATCACGAAGACGGCGGATTCTTCTTCGCCATCGATTTCGTAATTGACCGTCCACCGGTCGCCGCCGTAGCGAGGGACGCGCACGAAGTCGCCGTCGGAGCACCAAAGCCCTTCGACCCACGGCTTCATGGTATCGCGGTTATGGAATGCCAACGGCCCCATGGCGATAACCTTGGCGACCTGAGTGTTATAGTGTTCGATCTCGCGGACTTCACCGGTCAGGATGATTCCGCCCTTGGTCTTCTTCTTAGGGGTCCTGACTTGGACCAGAATGCGCGAACCGAACGGCTCTACGCCAGGATCGCACTTGGGAAACGCTTCATCGACGCTGTCGTAAGCAAAATCGATCTTGTTACTGATCTCTCGCATGTGTGCTCCACACTCCAGAGGGGTTTAACGGGAATCCTTTTCGGCATCTTCGTAGAAACCGAGAATCGCTTCTTTCGCCATCTCCAAGCCAGCATAAAGCCCGGTGCTACGACCGAACTCGAAGGCATCACGGCCCAAAGGCGCAGAAAGCAGACCTTTAGCGAGGTCGGCCTGCTTCTGCTCCAATAGGCGAAGGAGGTGTTCGACCCTCACTTGGGGGTCGCAGGCGGGTTATTGCCACCGGTAGCGCCCTTGCCAGCGCCGGTCTCACGCGGGAGGCCCATGGCGAGCGCCTTGTGCTGGTTGATGGCCTGTTGAGGGGCCGGTTTCGATGGGGATTTAGCCATTATGGCCTCCTATTAGCCGGGGTTTATGCCGGTGCCAGTGGAAAACGCGAACTTCTCACCACTGATCGCTTCGGCGGCAGCAAGTTGCTTCGCCGTCTCGTTATCAGAGGCATTGATCTGGGTCCGAGTGGCGAGTTCAGCGGCCTTGCGCTGATCTTCGCGGTCCTGACGCAGTTTTTCGATCTCAAGGTCCATCTCGGCACGGGTCTTCTCGACACCGACCCGGTTATTATCGACTTGCAGGCGACCCTGGTCGTATTGAGCCTTGCGTTGGGCGTCCTGCATCTGGAACTGAAGCTCGGGGTCCATGGGAGGCTGCGGCTGGAGTTGCTGCATGACGCTCATGGCCTGCTCGATGATGGGCGGAAGCGCCGAGAACGCCTCCTGAGCCTGCTCCACGACGGTCTGGGAGGCTTCTGCGAGCATCCGGTCGAAGGCTTGACGGTCCTCGTTGGTCTTGAGGTCCTTCATGGCGTCGCCAATGTCCTCACCAGACGCCCCATTGCCCAGATCATAGACCTCAGAGGCATACCAAAGGGCGATATGCTCCTTCAGATGGTTCAGAATGGCGGGGATATAGGCCGGGGCGATGAGTTTGTTCATCCCAAGCGCCGGATTCATCAGATAGGCGAGGTGGGTCTTGAGGTGAGCGACGTGATCCTGCTCAGGGAAGGCCACAATCGGTCGTCCCATGGTGGCTGCGACGTTCTCATTGACAGCATTTTGCTGTTTCGGCGTCATTTCCGGGTTGAGAAGGTCTTTGCCGTTCGGGATTTTCAGCACATCGAGAATTCGCTCCTCGACTTTTCGCTGATTATACATCCCCGGAATGGCCGCAGCCCGTTGTGCGACGGCCTGAACCTGAGCGAATCGCTGAGTTTCGCTGAAAATGTTCGGGTCAGAGACCGGAACAACGTCCATAGGGCCGTTGAAGTCCTTGCGGGTCGCAAGTTCCTCGCCGACTTCGTGCTCAAGGTCCTCGTCGTCGAGATACATGGCATTGAGGCGGTGGAGAATCCCCAGCAGCCGGGCCATGGAGTTGTGAAGACGGGTGTGGATGGCCGAGAAGACCACCATGCCCTGCTCGATCTTGGCAAGGGTGGTACCCACAGGGGCGTATTGGCCGATGTCGCCAGTGTCGTCCATGGTCGTCTTGACGACGCCCTTGCCCGCATCGACCAGGAAGCTGAGGAGGTTGAACAGAATGGGCGACGGAGGGTTGAACGGAAGCGGCATAGCCAGTTTCCGCACGTCATCGACGTTCAGACCGCCCTCGATCTCCTCAACCTGCGTGGGCTGGATGGAGAGGCTCTGACCCCCACGGCTACCGCCCTTGAGCTTCAGCATGGTGGGCGCGTTCTGGATGTGCGCCGAGTCCATGAGGGCACGCAGAGCGCCCGTAGTTGCCGCCGAGAGACCGCCAATCATATGGACGATGCCGATGGGGTAGGCACCACGCCACGGGACGAAGGGGAACTCAACGATCCACTGAAGTTCTTCCTGCGACTGGTCGTCTTCGTCCCAGTTGCGGTAAATACTCAGGACCTCGGATGTGGACTTGTCCACACTGATGATATAGGGCGCAGCCTCGTCACCCTCGACGATAGCTGTGGCGTAAATCTCATAGACAGTGCGAAGGCCGTCCTCGTTGTAGGAGGACGCGGATCGACCTTCGATCTTATCGTTGGCAAGGTCTGCACCGGAGCGTTCAGGCTCTGCACTGACAGGCGTCAGGTCCACGTCACGATACATACCGCTCTTAACCCGACGTTCGTAGTCGAGTTGGGTGAGGTATTGGACGTGAGTCTTGCGCTGTGCGGTGTAGAAGTTCGACGCTGCGAAGGGGAGGTAGATGTCGTCGATGGCGACGAACAGGAACTCGGGCCGGTTCTTCCCCTCGTTCCACGTTACCTTCATATACTGAGCGCCGCCGAGCGGCACCTGGGTCAGAAGTTGCTCCATCTCGGAGCGGAACTCAGGGCTTTGCGTGGTAAGCTGCCAGTTCATCAGGGCTGTCTTGCGACGTGCCTTGTTGATCTTCTCGGCAGTCACGTCGCCAATGATGTTGTCCTTGACGGGACCAGCAGGGGGCAAAAGCTCCTTGGCTGCACGGGCAGCGAAGTCAACGCAGACCTCGGTGAGCATGGGGTGGACGACCTTGGACGCGCCCTGGAACTGAGCGCCACCGGGAGCGTCGTCACCAAGCCCTGTGCGCCGAATGCCCTCCTCATACTGCTCGTCGCGCTTCTTGCGAGCTTCACGGTCCCGCTCGATCAGTTCAATGAACTCGGTGGCAAGAGATTTGAGGTCAGAGTCAGGTAGATTCTCGGCCAGGTTGGCATAGAAGTCGCTGTCGGGATCGGGCATGTCCTCATCAAGGGTGACGATGGCACCGCCGTCCTCAGTGTCCTCCACGTCGGACGACTCGATCTCGGGCATGTCCACAAGCTCGCCCTGAGGGTCCATGGGCTCGTCGTCATCAAGCATGTGCGTCCTCGGTCCCGAGCATAGGTGTCGGTTTCATCGTAACAGGTGGGTATGTCTGAGACAAGGTTGAAGGGCTTATAGCAAAACGCCCTCAGGCTGTGGGGCCTGAGGGCGTTTCTAATCGCACTTAGCCGGAACCAAGTGGAGGCACCTCGTTTACGATGTGCGGGGACTTGACTAATTACTACGCCACTCAACTCTTGGCAATACGTTCGTCGCTACCGGGATAGTTCTCGGCAACCACCTCTGACAGATGACTTCTGAGGGATGGGAACGCTTCGGCTATGATCTTGAGACAGTCGAGTGCGATTAGTCGGTGCTCCTTCTGAGTGCCGTTCCCAGCCCTCAGAGCGATGTAGTGGAGCCATGAGCGCAGAGTGCCTGACATGTAGAGGGTCGTGGCCGTAAGGCCCTCAGGGAGAAGCGCACGGGCCTGTTCTTTGGCGATGCCGCGAGCGATAGCCCACTCATAGGCTTGCTTGGCGGTCTTGATGACATGACGCTGTTCAACGAGGAAGTCGTCGTCAAGGTTGCGGTCGACCTTGCTGTTCATATCCAACTCAATCGAGTTCTGCCGATTGGTTCGGTCCTGCATCCGCGTCTCACGAGTTACGAAGTCCTCAGACACCGCATACCTCTGAGAGAACTCCTGAAACGAGAAGGACCTATGCCTCAGAATCTGGCGGCTGATGTCCCTTGTCGTTTTGATCTCGATGGTGGCGGATACCATCTCGAAGGGGGACCAGTGATGGTTCTTGATCAGATAGCGGATCAGGTTCGGAGCCGTTTCCGTATTCATCTGATTCGACGGGTTTGATACCCTAGCCGTGTAGGCAATCAGGTCATCAGCCGTCGCAACGCCGTCGATGACCGGTTGCGTGATGCCAATAAGACGTGCGCTCATTGGTCGTTGTCCGAAGTCACAGGACGATTGGCATGGAACGCTGACTCAGCCACCTCGTGCAGACCGTCCATGATGCGCTTGAAGTTCTCGTTCACATCGCAGTGAGCGATGGTCCACCACGACACGCAGTTCTCGTCCTGATGGAGATGCTGCTCGAAGGTTGTTGGCTCGGGGAGAGGCTTACCATCACCGACAATGTCGTCAACATAGACCGAAAGCATTGAGTTCATGCCGTCGAGCGCATCGACGATATTGTCGTCAGCAACTTCCAACTCGGGAAAGTCAGGGAACGTGGCGACATAGGTCCCACCGTCCTCAGGGTAATAGGTGATTATCGCAGGGTAGGTGTATCGAGTCATACGTGCTCCGTTGACATCCAATGTTTGGAAAGCTTCCGTGGGTAATCTTGGCATTCCCACGGCTATACTATCGCGGCCAAGTGCGGATGGGAGCAACCGCCCACCTCGGTTTGCAGGGCCTGTGCCAGTGGATCAGACTGTCGGCGCACAGGGCTTGAGGTCGTTCATGGAGAACAGTCCATTTATCTCATACTGCGTATGGGTTGACAACTGCTTTCCGTGGTCCGCGCTCGAACTCACGCTATTCAATCCCCAGTCGTTTCAGGTTCTCGGCAACCATCTCAATCTCTTTCTGGGTTCCGTTGTTTTTTATCCGGTTGGCTTTCATGCTGATCACCCAGCAATTTTCAATCGTATAGCTTTTTGAATTGTCTTTCCGGTCTATGGCCGGGCTATTGTAGTAGGAAGCGTCGTTTGCGTAATTCAAATCTATGCCAAGTAGAGGACACTTATCAGGCATTACCGATAGCAACCATTCTAAAGTAATGTCATGCGAATGCTGACCATGACGCTTTGACCTAGCGTTTACGTTATAAACAGTTTGTTTAGCCCATCGCAGTTTTGGATTATCTAATCTGAACTTTGCGTATTGGGCTTTGGTCTTTTTTAGCCGCTTTTCGTATCCTCCGCTTGTCTTCCAATTTTCATATTCTTCAGCCGAGCAGACCCTGCACCTATAACGGCGGCCCGTAGACCTGGCCTTGTCCATGGCGAACAAGGACTCGTCCAAATGCTGCTGGCACTTTTTGCAAAACAGAATAGCCATGACCCGCTCCGTGATTGCGTAAATATACCATCACGCAATCACATCGCATAGGGATTTGTCACAGGCTTTCTGGGTCCGCGCTCGAACTCACGCTCCTCACTATCGCGCTTGGCCTTCTCCTCTTTCCGGTCGAAGGTGAGTAGGTTCTTGTCCATCATCAGACGGACAGCCTGAGTTACCGCGTCCAAGATATCATCGTGCTTGATCGAGCCACTACCCGTGAACGCGCAAAGTTGTGCGACCATAGGCTCTGCCCACGTCACCGGTCGGCCAGGATACTTTGAACTCTCAGGTAGCCAGACCTGACGCCGAGCGAAGACCGCAGAGACCATGTGCAGTCTGGTCAGCTTGTCTGCGCGTCCTGGGTTATAGGCGTAGGCCATGATCCCTTCACGTTCGAGCGACTGCCTCAGGCTGATCCCTGAGCCCTTGTCCTCGATTATGATCATATCGACCTTCTTGCCTGAGGTCTGGGGCTTGGACGACCCATACATCGGAACAATCATCGCTGAGTCCTGATCATCACCGTATGCGAGCTTCGACTCCTTCCTGACGCGCTGAATCAGGTCGGGAAGCCCCAACTGCTCCTGCCAGCAGTCCAGAAGCAGACAGTTCGACTTGCCCTCATGGCGGAACACGCCCCAGACCGTGCAGGCCGAGTAGTCAGCATCCCGCGTCTTCTTGTTGACGCTCGCCTCGGTGAACGCCGTATCGAGCGACATGATCACCCACTCAAGTTGAGGCAATGGCTTCTTGGCAGGCCAGAGCCTGAACCATGACCTCTTGATGATCCCCGCCTCCTCAGGGTCAATAAGTTCACCGAGAATCTCTTGACGCCCCATGGTCGTGCCCGCATAGTCCTCCTCCATCTTGTCGAGGAAGGACTGAGGCAGGTTGGCCTTGTTATCGAAGGTAGCCCCACGAGTGATGACGCGCTTGGGCTTATCGACCGTGAGCTTGCGGACCAGTTCAATGGGCTTGGGCGTTGTGGTCCAAACGACCTTGGGATTTGGACCAAGTCGCAGGCCCATCATCGCCATGTCCCAGGTCTCCTGAGCGTTCTGCCATGCGGCTAATTCATCTCCCCAAATCGCGCTCGCCTGGGGTCCCCGAAGGCGCTCAGGCGACTCACTACCAAACCCACGGATGATTCCACCATTGGTCAGGGTGATGATCAGATTGGTCTTGTTATAGTCCGCCACGAACTCGGGAGGGATGACGTTCAGCAGTCCGCTGTTACCCTCAAAGCAGGTGTAGCGAATGTCGTTCATCGTTGGGGCAATGACATATTTCGGGTAGGCGTTCGGGTCGGTCACAGCCTCGTAGGCAAGCCATTCAGCGCCGACTCTGGTATTGTGGGTAGGGATCATCAGATCGCCAGCCAGGAACATGCTGTTCGGACTATCGACAGTTAGGCAGCGCATAGGCTTTGGGTCAATGCGCTCAATGCTTTTGATCTCGTGGTGGAGACCAAAGTAGCGCATGGACCCTGAGTTCGGGATTATGTGCCCATCATCGAACGTGTCGAAGATTTCCCTAGTCGTGCGAATCCGAGCGCCGGTATGGCAATTAGCCCAGTCGTAGGGAATCTTGCCGTCTCGAAAAGGCTCTGCCGCTTCCCGGTCGAATGTCACCCACTGGTGATCGGCGCAGGCGTCAATGCTCAGACCCTTCTCGAAAGTCAGGCGGTAAGCCTCAGTGATTTCCGGCTCGAAGATCGCCGTCACAGTGCAGGGCTGATACTTTTCGTCGTAGAGCCTGTCACCGACCTTGACTTCACCAAGAGGTTTCCATATATCGGGTGACGGGATAAGTGTTTGAAAACACAGGGCTTTTCCAAATCCGCGCCCGGCCTGTAGCCCCCACTCCAACCAGTCACCCTCGGGCGGTAGCTGTTCAGGTCTGGCCGTAGCCCTCCACCGCGCCTGCCACTCCAGGAACCTGAGCGTCTCGACAGGGAGCGCCATGAGTTCTTCAGGCGGTAGTGCTGCGATCTCATCCAGATCGAACTTGAGCGACATGCTTAGTGCACCTGCGATTCGGTGTAGGGTCCTACAGGGAACAGGTTCAGAGCGCCGTCTATGACCAGAACCACATAGGCAACGAGGGCGGGGTCGTCTGTTTCGAGGTCAACCCTGTCACCCTCGGCGTCAAGGAAACTGTGGACCTCATACTCATCGCCATTATCGTCGTAGGCGACAGCCTTTTCGTTCGACACAGGGCGCTCCTGTCCTCTGAGACGGCTAGCGACTGGGCCATCCTGCTGAGGGGTAGTATGGACGAAGGGGTGACGTTTGGCTAGGTGTGGGTGGCGGTTTGGTTTGAGGTGATGTATCAGGAGCAGCCATCCTGCGAGGTGAGAACGCCCTCCTCACACACCACCTTGTTCGACAGGTGTGGTAAAGTAGGTGAAAGCCGAAGAGATGCAGGAGTTGGTCGCTATTGCGGCGGTCAACTGAAAACTGGGGACCCTGCCGCAGGATGGTGATAGCGTCATGGGGATTCCCATAGCGGAACAATATCAATGAGTTAGGTGGGGGTATCCATAGTGCGGATACCCTTGACGGCGTTCAGCATTGTAACTTGTAATTTTTTGCATGTTACTGGATTGCTTGGGTGCTGATAACTTTGTGGCTACGCATATGCACACACAGCTCACCCCCCCCACCCT